AGGATGCCCCATCCCATGTCTATTTCATGCTGGCGACGACCGACCCGCAGAAGCTCCTGCCGACAATCCTGAGTCGTTGCACTGAACTGAAGGTGGCTCCGCTGGAGGAGGAGCAGATCGTTCGGCTATTGCGCCGGGTGGTGCGAGCAGAGGGCAAGTCGGTCCCGCTGGAGGTGCTGAAGAAGATCGCCATGAACAGCCTGGGGCATCCTCGGGCAGCCCTGGTGATGCTGGACAGGACCATTGACCTGCCGGAAGAGTCGATGCTGCGGACAGTGGAGAAGGCGGCGGTCGAGCAGAGCCAGGTCATTGATCTGTGTCGCTGCCTGATGAAAAAAGCGGATTGGAAGCAGGTGAAGAAGATTCTTCAGGGACTCAAGGATCAGGCTCCGGAGGATGTGCGTCGGGCTGTTCTGGGTTACTGTTCGGCGGTACTGCTGAACGAGGATGAGCCGAAGGCGTATGTCGTGCTCGACGCTTTTCGTCCCCCGACCTATGACATCGGCTGGCCGGGGATTGTGATGGCGGCATATGAGGTGGTGGGCGGGGAATGAATCGCTTAGAAAGTGCAGGTTTGATTCCTGCTCGTTGGCCGAGGACTGATGTGAAGGGAGTAGGGGTCGGAACCCTATGATATGTCTCGTAGACAATAATCTGCGAGTAACTCTGGGAGACAAATGGCCCGGACGAGCCCGTCCGAGAAAGCATTGGTGGAATCCAATGCAGGGGCAAAAAATAACTGTGGTTTTCGGGTCGGACAGTATAATAAGAGTAAGGAGGGAGTGAATGGCAAGAGAGTTGGACTACATGCAGGACATCCAGATCAACGAGCATCGGCTGGATCAGGAGTGGGTGAATCAGCCGCAACTGTTCATGCAGTACGCCCAGGCCGCGAGGGAGGCGCGGGCCGAGGTCGATGAAGCGAAGGAGCGCCTGAAGCTGACCGAGGCAGAGGTCGATAGCCACGTTCGTCAGACGACATTGAAAATGACAGAGGCAGCAGTCAAGGCGGCGATCCTCCAGCATCCGCGCTATCAGGAGGCAAACAAGCAGTACCTGGAGGCGAAGAACAGCTGCGAGATACTGGATGTGGCGGTGGAAGGATTCCATCAGCGCAAGGCGGCGTTAGAGAACCTGGTGCGGCTCTACGGGATGGAATACTACTCGATGCCGAAAGCCGAGTCTGGCGACGGTGCAGAAGGGACGAAGCGGGTCACGCGGAATATGGTGCGGGATGGGATGCGGAGGGGATAATGGCGAAGTCAAGTAAGAAGACAGAGGATAGTGTGGCAGAGAGGCTGTTGGAAGATGTACGGAATTATACACTTACGTTTGAGCCGTTGACTCTTTCTGCAGATGTGATGGAAGTCGCGAAGCGGATCGTCGAGCAGAACGGGAAGATCCTGGAGATGAATGCATTACTCATGCAGACGATCCAAGCGCCGATGTGGGCAGTTAAGAGCAAGAAGGAGGGAGAATGAAGCCGAGGAAGGTAGTGATTTCCATTGAGACGGAGACGGGCCTGTCATTGAAGGAGATAAAAATGTGGAAGGGCCTTTCGATCTCGCCGTGGACAGTCAATACTGTAATTGTAGTCGATCAAATCCAAGTCAATGTGGTGAAGGAGGCGAAGTCGCCAACCAATAGACTGGCGGCGCGGAAGCGGTGATGGACCTGTGGGGAAGCGGGATGGTGGTGTTCGTGGTTCTATTCGGGCCGGTGTGGAGCTATGCAGTGGCGCGGTTTGCCGGAGCAGGCTGGTATCGGTCCCGTAAGGACATCTTGGGCAACTAACCAATAAGGAGGAGAGTAGGTGGAGCGATCAGCGAGACGGACAGAGCGAGATCAGAAGCGAGCAAAGCACGCAGGGATGCGGGATCGGATCAAGCAGCGGGCGGAGGAGCGGGAGAAGCAGGGCGGAGGCGGGACCAAGTACAATCTGCCTGACGGCGTCAACTTCTTCACGCTGAAGCGACATGCGGCGATCAGCATTGTGCCCTACGCGGTGTCGGTTGACGATCACCCAGAGCAGGTGCCAAAGGGTGAGGACTGGTATAAGCGGACTGTCTTCGTGCACTATAACGTCGGCGCAGAGGAGAAGGGCTACCTGTGCCTGAAGACAGTGAAGAAGAAGTGTCCGATCTGTGAGCATCGGGCTGAGGCGATGAAGCAGGACAAGCCGGATGAGAAGCTGCTCCAGGCGCTGAAGCCCAAGGAGCGGGAAATCTATAATGTCTATGACCACGACGACCCAGACAAGGGGGTACAGCTCTGGGACTACAGCGCCTATCTGTTTCAGCGTAAGTTAGAGGAGGAGCTGCTAGAAGGGAATGTGGATGCTGGATTCGCGGAGCGGGATGGTGGATGCATCCTGAAGCTGCGAGCGTCCGAGAAGGCGATGGGCCAGAACAAGTTCATGGAAGTGACCCGCATCGACACAGCAGATCGGGATGCCCTGGACGACGATATTCTGTCGAAGGCGCTGGACCTGGACACGATCCTGAAAGTTCAGTCGTATGATGATCTGGAGCGGATCTTCCTGGAATTGGACGACGACCCGAATTCCTCCGGACCTGCTGAAGTCGAGGACGCGCCTGAGAAGCCTCAGGAGGAGCGGAAAGTAGATCCGCCGAAGCGATCTACAACAGAGACTGTTCGCACCGATGGAAAGAGAGAGAAGCCCTCTGCTAAAAGTGAGGTGTTGACTTGTCCGGTGAAGGACGGGACCTTCGGAACGGACTGCGACGAGTATGACGAATGCAAGGATTGCGATTTGTGGGAGCGGTGCGTAGATGTACAGGAGAAGCAGCGGGATGCTGGTAAGAAGAGGTAGAGCATGAGTGAGGAATTGCAAGCCATGGCGGACCGTGTCATGAAGCGGATGCGCAAGCCGAAACAGGACGTAGCGTCGCCTGAGCAGCAGAAGCTGTCGTGTCCGCTGATCCCGACCGGCTCCATCATGCTGAACCTGGCCTGTTCCGATACGGGGTCTGGCGGATACGGCGCTGGGAAGATCGTCAATCTGATCGGAGACAGCAGCAGCGGCAAGACCTTGCTGGCGTTCTCCATGTTTGCGGAGATGGCGCGTGACTCCCGGTTCGATGACTATGCCTTCATCTATGATGACGTGGAGCAGGCGTGCGAGTTCAACATCAAGGGATTGTTCAGTGAGAAGGTCGCTGAGCGCGTGATCCCGCCGTATACGGTGCAGGATGGCGATGGGGAGGCATTGCCGAAATACAGCGAGACGGTGCAGGAGTTTCATGCCAATGTGTTTGAGGTCATCGAGCGGGGCCAGCCCTTCGTCTATGTGCTGGACAGTTTGGACGCCCTGTCCAGCACTGACGAGCAGGGACGCCTGGAGGATCAGGTCCAGGCTGTTCGGCAGGGGAAGGAATTGAAAGGCTCCTATCGCATGGAGAAGCCGAAGCTGATTGGTGAGATTCTGCGGACAATCCTGTCGAAGCTGAAGTCCACCAAGTCGATGCTGCTGGTCATTTCGCAGACGCGGGATAACATCGATCCGATGAGCTTTGAGAAGCGGACCCGGAGCGGAGGCAAGGCGCTGCGATTCTACGCGAGCCACGAGATCTGGCTGGCGGTGAAGGGGAAGATCAAATCCAAGGAGCGCGTCATCGGCTCCAACATCAAGGCGAAGGTCAGCAAGAACAAGCTGACTGGGAAGCTGCGGGAGGTCGAGTTCAGCGTCTACTACGACTACGGTGTGGACGATCTTGGAGCGTGCATCGATTTTCTGTTGGAGGAGGGGAAGTGGCAGAAGAAGGGGAACACCATCCTCACGCCGATGGAGTCGCTGAATGGAACTCGGCAGAAGGTCATTCAGAACATCGAGGAGCAGGGCGAGCAGGAATGGCTGATCAATCGGACCGAGGTCGCCTGGCAGGAGATTGAGGAGAGTGTTCGGCTGAACAGGAAGCCAAAGTATGAGTAGGCAGATGGAATTAAAAGAGGCTTTGCATTATGTAAGGGCATTGAGGCTGTGTGGCAGTGTTAATCTGCCAGAAATTCGGTCAGCGCTGGATATAGCCATTGATTTGATCAGAAAGGAGGTGATCGAACAGGTGGCGAAGAAGAAGGCTGGTAGCGGGGGCAAGAAGAAGGCGAAGTAGGATTGGGGTGATGCGGGCAGGCATAATCGTGCGGGACATCGTCACCCGCTGCGAAAGTGAGATGCGATGGGGAATGAGATCAAGGCCAAGGGTTTAAGTGACGCGCTGGGGGTAGCGGGTTCGGTCTGCCTTTGGTACAACAAGATCCCTATGCCTGTCTGCAATTCATTCGGTCGGAAAGAATTCTTTGCGCTCGCCGCAACGTGGATGAACACGTGGTGGATACAATCGCTGAGCCTGCCAGTCGGGATGTGTGGCGGCGAGACTGGTGAGCCCCTTTGGGGCGAGAAAAGCCGAACAGACAGTTGCCGGTATCAATGCCGGTCGGCGAGTGCATTATGAGTGATGCTAAAATCTGTGAACAATGTGGATGCTCAGGAGCGAATCGAACTCGGCAGAGAACGGACTATGTCGATGATGAGAGTAATTGGGCCACGCTCTGTCCGTCCTGCCAGAAGGATGCTGATGACTATTGGAATGAGCGCTGGGATGAATATTATGCGAACTGCATGTAGGACGCTAAGTGGGTAAAGGGGCGGACTTCGAGCGGCAGGTCTGTCGGATGCTGTCGTTGTGGTGGACAGATGATGAGGACGCCGACGTGTTCTGGCGCAACCGGACGCGGGCGACGAAACAGAGTCCGGACGCGAAGCATCAGCTTGGCGACATCATGGCGATGAAGGCGGTCGGCGCTCCGCTGATCGAGCGGATCAACATCGAGACGAAGAATGGCTATTCCAAAACGCGCAAGGGAACACGGATGCGCAACATTCCCTGGGACCTGCTGGACCTGATCGACGGGAAGCTGGATGGGAAGAAGCAGATCCTGGAGTTCTGGACGCAGTGCCAGCGGGATGCCGAACTGAGCAAACGCATCCCGATGCTGATCTTCAAGCGGGATTTCCACGAGCCAGTAGTCGTGCTGGAATCTACCGTGGTGTTGGGGCTGGAGGAGATTCGCGGCAAGCTGAACTGTCCGATCCTGGGATATACCGCGACGCTGGACGACAAGCAGTTGACGGAGATGCCGCTGGTGTTCCTTCGACTGGAGACATTCTTGGAACAAGTCGATCCGAAGGCGATAGGGATGCTCAAGTGATTTCTAGTCTGATAATCTCCAACTTTCAATCACATCAGGACTCTGTCCTGGAGTTCGCGCCAGGAATCAATGTAATAGTCGGTGAGTCCGATTCCGGTAAGTCTTCTGTCCTTCGGGCGATTAATTGGGTCCTGACCAATCGTCCGCTGGGCAATGCCTTTCTGCGCCACGGCGAGAGCGACGTCTCGGTGGCGATCACGACCGATGCGCATGATGTCGTGATGCGGTTTTGCAACATGGATGGGCGGGGTTATGTCGTCAACGGGCCGACACTGTCGCGCCGTTCCTCCTGTCGGTGTCGCCGGGCGAGGTGGCGCAGACGCTGAACCGGATCGCCCACCTGGACGAGATTGACGTGGCGCTGTTCAATGCCGCCAAGCGATTGCGGGACAAAAATGCCGAGCTGAAAGTCGCGGAGCAGCAAAAGGCGAGCCTGGAGGAGCAGCATCAGCAGTTCGACTATCTGGATCAGATGGAGCGGGATGTTCGGGACGCAGAGCTGCTGGAGCAGTCAGTCGAGGATCTGTCGGCATTGTCTGTCCAGATCGATGGGATCGTGAGGGAGTGGAATGAGCTACAATCTCTATTGTCCGATCTGCCGGACATGTCGGGCGCTGAGCGATTGGTTGTGGAAGTTACCGGACTATCTCAACAGGTCTTCGAGCTGACAGAGAAGGAACACACCTTGTCCGCTGTCCTGCGAGACTTGAAAGCAACGCAGGCGGACTTGATCGGGCTGCCGGATGCTGATGGGCTTGGGATGCTCTACGACGTGTGGATTTTGGACAGCAAGGCGCTGGCGGCAGGATGGGATCGGCTATCGAGGCTAGATGGATTGTTGGATGAGTATCGCAGCGAGCAGGCGAAGGTTGGGCAGATGGAGCGAGAGGTGCAGGAACTGGAAGTGGAATATCACGAGAACATGCCCGACGAGTGCCCATTGTGTGGGCAGGTAATTGAGGGAGATCATTGATGGCGGCTGATTTGCACATACATATCCTTGAATATGCCAGCGAGCAGGATGTCGCGTATTTCAAAAGCTCGACGCTTGGTTCGAAATTTTTTGATATAGATGCGAATAGGAGATATGACGACCCCAGCAACGAGTGCGTTCGGAACACTGCCGGTGTGTGGGTTGGAGAAGTGTCTTGGCTGAAGGCGAATCTATTTGATCAGGAAGAGACATACATACCAGGTGCGGTCGCCAGGGTATCAGAGCTAATTGGAGAGGAGTTCCCGATTATCACAGAGGAACTGATTAAGCAGATTCGAGAAGCGATGTCGATTGAGAATACGACAAGGTATTCTGTGGCATCGGCGGACAGTGTTTGCGAGTTTCTGGGACAGCATATTGGCAAGAAGATTTTCACGATAAGCTGGTGACAATGTGAAGTTAATCACTCCGTGCATGAATAAGTAGAGGGAGATATTAATATGCCATACTTATCCCAAGCTGAGGAAGATGCAGTAACGCTTCGTTCGCTGGACTTAGCAGATAGTCGTGCGCGTAAAGTTCGAATAAAGAATATGGGTTCTCAAGAAGAGAGAGACCGTTTTGTGGAATCGCTTGCTGAGGACCTTCGAACACTTCTGACAGGTCATCAGTATCATCTTGTTTTCTTGAAGGCCAAGGAATTTAATGATTATTGGGGCGCGAATGAAACGATAAAGGCACTTGAAAGCATGTCATAAATGAAACGAACTTCCCCAACTAAGCGAGCAAATGTCCAGGCAATCCTGACCTCGGACCTGCACCTCCGGGAGGATACGCCGGTCTGCCGGACAGACGAGGTTCTGACGACGTTGGAGCGGAAACTGTCCTGGCTCAAGGAGCTTCAGCAGAAGTGTGGAGGCGTCCCTGTGCTGGATGCAGGAGATACCTTCAACCTTCACAAGCCAAGTCCGGCTTTGATTTCATTTGCCATTAACAATCTGCCAAAACCGTTCTTCACCATCCCTGGCAATCACGATCTGCCGCAGCATAGTCTCGATCTATTCCATCGGTCGGGATTGAATACGCTGGGGCTGAATGACTGCATTGAGGCTTGGAAGGACCTTGTCGGATGGGGCATTCCGTGGGGAGGAGACCTTTCGACTACGGAGACCTTCTGGAGGACTTTCAGAAAGGCGTGTTCATTCAATAGCAAACCTATTCTGTTGTATCATGGACTGGTGTATCCGTCTGGCCGGATGCCCTGGCCGGGCTCAGAACGAGAAGGGCTGACGGATGCCGCATTGCATCGGGAGTGCGAATCGTTCCGGTTGATCGTTACGGGACACTATCATCGGTCGTTCTGTCATCGGACAGAGGACGGGCGAGCCTTGGTCAATCCTGGGGGCATTCTGCGCATGACCGCCGACGAGAAGAACCGACAGCCGCAGGTGTGGCTCTGGTATGAGGATGGGTCGGTCGAAGCGGTCGATGTGCCGATTGAGCAGGGCGTCATGCGGGACGATCATGTGATCCAGGAGCAGGAGAAAAACGAGCGCATGGAGGCGTTCCTGTCTCGGCTGGGTGGGGAAGGCATCGAATTGGGATTGAGTTTTCGGCAGAACCTGGAGCGGTTCATGGAGCAGAACGGGATTCGGCAGGCTGTGCGGGAAGAGGTATGGAGGAACATCGATGGCTGATATTGCGTCGGAATTGCTGAAGATGAAGCGCAGGATTGAAGAGACGAAGGACAAGAAGTCTCGGTTAGAAGGTAAACTGTCTTCGCTTCAGGATCGGCTTCGATCTGAATTCAATTGCAAGACGCTGGAGGAAGGGGAAGCGAAGCAGCAGTCTCTATCCAAGGAGCTGAAGGATAAGCAGATAGTGTTGGAGCGCAAGTTGACGGAGATGCGGGAGTCCTATGCCTTCTGAGATTCTGCAATTCCGAACTAAGCTGGAACGCGAGACGGGTCGGCGAGACCAGGTGAAGGAGCAGCTTGATCGCACGGCAAAGCAGGTTCGTGTCCTAAGCCGGGAGATCGGATTCGCAGAGCAGGCCCAGGTTATTATTCAGCAGATTGCGCAACAAACGCAGCAAGAATTGGAATACCATATTTCTGAGCTGGTCACTCTGGCATTGGCCTCGGTGTTTCCGGATCCGTATCAGCTCAAGGTGCATTTCGTCGTGCGGCGAGGCAAAACCGAAGCGGACATCGTATTTGCGAGGAACGGGGAGGAGATCGATCCGCTGAGCGCATCGGGCGGCGGAGCGGTGGATGTGGCAGCTTTCGCACTGCGGGTGGCGCTGTGGCGTCTCTCGCCACGTCGCAGCAGAGCGGTGCTGATACTAGACGAGCCGTTCAGATTCTTGAGTGCCGCTCGGTTGCCATTGGCTGGGCAGATGCTTCGGGAATTGTCAGACCGATTTGGGTTGCAGATCATCATGGTGACCCATTCGCGGGAGCTGTCGGAGTTCGCAGATCGGACCTTTGAGGTCAAGCAGCGAGATGGCATCAGCGAGGTGGCGTGTGGGTGATCTGTTTCTGCGAATCTTTTTGGTTATATATCCTCTTATAGTTCTGTACTGCGTATTGCAGGTCATTTGGCTGGCCTGGTGTACCAGACAGCAGCAAATCTATATTTGGAACCCTTGGGACACTGTTCTGTCTCAGATGATGCAACGAGCGGATAATATAGACGACGAGTGGTATCGTTTGAATTGGAAGCTGGATGAGATCAAGCGGAACCACGAGTGGATAAGGCTGGCGATGTTCTCTCCTGATCCGAGGGTTTGGCTGCGAGTCTGGTATTTGGTCCTTGTCTTGAAAGAGTCCTATGTGGAGGTTATGAGCGAGTGCGTTCTGTGAGGCAGGATCTCTCTGATTGGCTGACGATTGCGGGTGGCAAGTCCGGAACGGAGAAGTGTCATCATGATCCATCCCATGATATCTTGCCGCCGAGCAACGAGTATGAGCGGGCGTTTCGACAATTTCTAAACGAGAATGGCTGGATCGGGAATGGATATTGTTATGCCTACTATCCACTTTGGTTGCACACTGTATTCGGTCAACAGCATGGTCGAAATGGAGGACAGGCAGATGCTCATCCGAGGCAAGGGCGGGGCGTGGAAGCAGCGACTGGAGATTAATGATATGGGCGCCGACTGGCAGGAAGGCGAAGTATGCTTGACAAAGGCGGAGAATGCGAAGCTGATGGCCTATCTGGAATCTAAAAGTCCTGATTACGGGATCTGCAAGCGGACGCTGTGTCGACAACGCAGCATTGCGAAAGCGGCTATCGTCAATCGATCCCGAGCCTCGGCATGAAGCGAACGACACCAAAGCTCCCCGCTCGACGTCGAGCCTTCCTCCCGACCAAAGGCCCCAAGCTGTCCATCGCGCAGCAAGATTATGTGTTGTCCTTGCTGGCCCAGGGGTATAAGCCAGGACGCATTCGGAATATTCTGCGCGAAGAGCAGGGTGTGGAGATTGGAGAGGGGGCGATCCGAGCCTACTTGATTGTTCATAAAGACGAGCTTCGCCAACGTCGGGAACTGTGGAACCAGGAGATTGAGGCGGTTCCGCTGCGTTATCGTCGGACGCGGTTGGATGAGCTGGTTCGGTTGTATTCGCTGACGCTTCGGGAGTTCTATCGTTTGCCGTGTAAGAAGTGTAAGGGTGTGATCGGACAGAGGGAGTGCAAGGACTGTCAGGGATTGGGCTGGACACTGCCGAAGGATGTTGAAGCATGGGAGATCGGGACAGAGTCGGTTGAGCTGGATGTACTCCGGCTGTCACAGATGTCTTCACCTCCTCGGTTCGCTCGGGAGGCCTGGGACCGGGCACTGGAGTGTTTGCGCGAGATCCGCGAGGAGGTCGGGGATTCACAGGACAAGAAGCGCAAGGACAGTACAGAAGAGATGGAGACGCTGTCACGGATTGCGGCAATGACCGCAATGAAGGAGAAGGTAGCGACATTGACCAGCACGGAGTTCGTCGGGCTGATGCTGGAGATGGCGAAGAGTCGCCAGAAGCCGGAGTGATGCGCACTACAGAACATGACATTATGCTGGCCGCCTTGGCGACTCGCCCTCCGACGACAAAGGAGGAGCTCTATCTCTATGCCAAGGAAGTCTGTCGGTTCCCTTGCGGGAGTTGCAAAGGCGCAGGTCAGTATGCCAACATCAACGGTGTGATGATCTGTCCGGAATGCAATGGAGAAGGCAAGACTGGATTGACATTCAGTCCGATAGCAATATGCCCCGATCACGATGCGCCGCTCGATGTGCTGTGGGAATTGTGGTCCGGACTGATTCGCCATGAAATCTTGATCGCGAGTCGATTCGCAGGTAAGACATTGATGCTGGCTTTCCTGGAGCATATGCTGATGCGGTTCCGACACTTTTCCATCGCGCATATGGGCGCAGTGGAAAATCAGGCGAACCGCGCTAGAGATTACTTTCATAGCCAGGTCTCAATCAAGCCATGGAGCGAGATGCTGACGACGTCGGAACCCGGACATGAAAAGGCGGAATTTCTTAATGGTGGCAAAATTGAGTGGCTACCTGGGACACTGGCGCAGGCATCCGGTCCACATCCGGAGCTGTCGGTACTGGATGAATTGGATCTGATCCCTTATGATGTGCGGCAGCAGTTTCTGAAGACACCAATGGGTCCACGAGCACAGTTCATTGAGACGAGTACACAATACACCAGCACAGGTACGGTCAATCGTATCCTTCAAGAGTTTCCCTTTCTACCGGTCCGCCGCTTCTGCATGTTCGAAAGTTTACGCACCTGTACGTATGACTGTAATGAAGTTCCGCTGTTGGATGGGACGGTCGGGCGCTGTCCATTGTATGAGATGGAGGAGGTCGGACCGGATGGAACTGTTCGGATCAGGTCGGTCTGTGGAGGCGAGAAAGCGCGTCGGTCACAGGGGCATGTCCCGATCCCAGTGATGGCCGATCATTGGATGAAGGCGAATGCGCAGAGTCGCCTGGTGCAGTTCTTGTGCGAGAAGCCAGGAACGGCAGTCGGCAACCGAGCATTCTGGGCTTTCTCCTCTTCCATTGCGCCTGTCGGGAACATCCTGCCGTTCAATCCAGAGGTGCAACCGGGAAAGCCGCTGGAATGGAGCATGGACTTCAATCCAGGCATCAACATGAAGATGTGTAGCTTTATCTTGCAGCAGGCACCGGAGGACTATGGGCAGGAGTGGTGGATTCTTGATGTGATCGCATTGCCGACTGCCGCCACGCCGGACACGTGCATCGAATTCTTGCGTCGGTACGGAACAGGAGGCAGCCGCTTGCCTGAATACCTCCGTAGCAATGGCCATACGGGCGGGGTATGGATCTACGGAGATGCGACTGGACACTCTCGCACTTCAGCAGGGATCACCAGCTATCAGATTGTGATGGACTACTGCAAGCACGTGCCTGGATTTCGATTGATGGTGCAGCCTGGGAGCGCGAATCCGCCGCTGCGGGATCGACTGAACCGGGCGAACCAGATGCTCTGCTATCGCGTGAATGGACAGGAGCGACGCTTCGTCAAGGTCGCGCCTCGATGCATCGAGATGATTGCGGAGTTTGAGCAGATGCCGCTGGGTTCTGACGGACTGAAGGACAAGTCCGACCGGGTGCAGAAGCAGCTTGGCTTGTCTCATCTGAGCGATGATTTTGAGTATTGGGTGTGGTCGCGATTCCCGGCAGGCCCTCCGCGCATCGGCATGACCACCGGCATGTATATGGCAGGGAAGACTGGCGGACAGCGGCTGAGTCAAGAGGGAGCGGGAAAGCGATTATGGACTCCTGGAGGAAGGAGGCTGAGCGCAGATGACTGAGCATCCGATCTATGGCTATCACTGCCCGATCTTCCAGGATGTGTGCTTCCGCCCTGGGCGTCTGGATGCCGAACACCAGATCGAAGCACAGCACACCATCGTCAATTCGACGGAACAAGCGCCGATGCAGATGCTGCTGCTGCCTCGGTGGGTCGCGGACCGACTAGGGAAGTGGCTCGACCCGAGCAACGGATATCGCGGAGACCTGACAATAACGATGAGTGCGCCGGGACAGATCGGACTGATTCGAGAGACACGACGCATTCTAGCGTCGGAGATGGCGGAGACGGGATGGCAGAATGTCGACTACGGCGCAGTGCGGATGACCTTTCAATGCGGAGTTCCGCATGTGCTGGAGGAGGAGCGGACGATCAAGCCGCCGAAGGAGGAGTAAATGATTGATTGTCTGGAGCTAATGGATTCGGTGTGTTTCGCGTCCGGCATTGGGATCGCGGCATTCCTCTTGGCCAGCTTCGTATTCTGGAGACTCTTGGGTCATGTGGAATAGACTGATCAAGTCCGAAGAAGAGCCAGAGCAGAAGCCTGTATTGCCATTCGAGCCAGAACTGTTTTGTGAGCAAATATCCAGTTTCTCAGGGGTTACATTGATTTTTCGTTTTGCTGGATCATCATTCCGACCCTATTTCGATGATGAGCATGCTATTATATGGCAAACCGCTCGATTTGATTTGCAGGTGAGTGTTGAAGATGAAAGATCCAGCTTTATTGCATACAGCGCGTATGAGGATCTTCATACTGATACGGCTTATTATCTGCACTATTCCCTTCCTTATGAGTATATAGGTCGCGTGTGCTTTCGCATCTTGGCTCGGGATGTTCTTGCAAATATTCGCGCTCGATCTCAGCCGGTCTTTGTAGATTTCAGGCAGTCCCCTCCGACCGTGATGAGTTGTCGAGGTCCGCTTGTTCGCAGAGACGCGCCGGGCATAACGATAATCGACTTGGACTCCCGTATCTTAGTCCCACAGGAGAAATTGCTATGATTGGCATGCAGCATATCTTCGTGATGAATAGAACGGACTACACTGGATACGTCAGGCGGATAGAGATGCGACAAGACATTCCGATGGAGAATATGTATCGCGTGGAAGGTTCTAGAAGAGCAATTCAGATCGGGCCACAGCGACTTTCTGCTGAGGTGGAGGTGCAGATTCCGTATGAGGTGATGGATCGCGAATCGATAGGACAAGGGATAAGAAGATGTTATTCCAGTTACGATTCTGTGGAGGTCTTGCTGGGCTATCTGCAAGCGAAATTCAAGGAGACAGAGGCTTTTCCTTATGCTGTTATTGGAACTGGAACGGTGGGTGAGGCGATTGTCCAAGATATGTCCGAGATCTTCGATGGGAATTCCCTGATGTTCAATTTCAATTATAGTCTGCAATTTCTTCAATACCACGATATTATCGGGGCGCAGCCTCTGTTGGACGAATATCAGAAGCGAGGGGGTACAGAGCCACTATGGGATCAGTTCACGCATCTACATTTTGGCAGGGTGCAGAAAAGGCAGAAGAGCGAGGCAAAGGAACTAACAATCCAACTGGGCCAGCGGATACTGGTTCGGCCAGAAGGGGAGTAAAGATGCCAGACATGAAAAATTGGGGACAGCTGTGGATAGAGTCTGCCGATGGGACCGCTGATCGACTGGAGGAATTTGGAACGGTGCTGATGAAGGCTGAGGAGACATTTGAGCAATATCGTTCAGCGAGAGACACTCAGCCACGTTATTATTGGGATCAGTATAGGGGTCGATATGAGATATACTATTCTCCGCACTGGCAGCCCATCCCTGTTCCGCAGGGACCAGACTGGCACGGGCAGCTTGAACAGATGCAGGAGTCGATTCAGCAGGCGATCATGATTCCGCCGCATATCTTCGAGCCCGCCCCGGCTCCAGTTGTGTCCGATCCAGGTCCGCCGGTTGATCCGCTGGGCAGGCGTATCTTAGTGAAATAGCGCCCCTCGGCGCTCGGAGGGTGAGGCGATGGGGCATAGGTGGACCATAGAGGTGTGGGTGCCAGACGTGAAACTTGGATACAAGTATCGCCTCTGGTGGGAGGGGGAGTCGATTATCCAGGTGATCTTCAAGTTGTATACGGCGAAGTTGCATGGCTATGGGTGTATAAAATTGGAGTGGAGATAGGAAGGTGAGGCGATGAGTGAAACACAGACCGTAACGCAGCAAGACTACGACGAACCCAGGCGTGATCCTGGCGTCCTGACTGACCAGCAAGTCCGCGGGTATATCGCGGCGAGCAATATCCCTGGCGTCGGCATTGATCTGTACTGGCTGGTGCGCACTGTGTACCAAGCGGGCCGCAATTCGGCGCCTGCCGCCCAGTCGGAGCCAACGGCGACAGGGCCGGAGCTGAGTTGGGAGGTTCGCTGCGTCTTGCTGACCTATGCGCCGAAGGTGTGCGGCAAGGATCTGGAGGCAATTCATAAGGTGATCACGCGGAGCTTCGAGTACGGCTACCACCAAGGCCGCGCCGCTGCTGCCAACATCGAAGTGCCGGAGCTGACAGAACAACAGCGCGAGCATTATCAATGGACATATATGTCCTCTGGTTTGTCAACGAAAGATCTGGCGCTTCAGGTCTACCGCGATGCCGTGACCGAAACCCTGCGGCGCGTGCGGGAGGGCGTGTGATTCAGGATCTGATATTTTTTCTTTACTTTTCCCATAAAGTATAGTATAAGCTAAATAGAATAGCTTGGGTCATCGGAAATACCGAAGCCCAGCCAATGAGCGAGTCTCTCGTGTTCGTTGGCTGGGCTTTTTGCATATAGTATCCTCAATGGACAAGGAGCACGACGATCAGCAGAGTGTCTGTAGCGGCTCAGCAGGCTCCCCCTCGGAGGACGCGGACCTCGACTCCTCAGTCGGGAGGAGCCTCTCTTCAGCAGCTCCTCACCGAAGTCAGCGTCAACCGCCGTGCTATCTTCTTCCCCTCCAACCTAGAGCGACAAGTCAATTCCGATGACCTCGTGGGCCGCAAGGGCCTGTCCATCTACCAGAAGATGCAGACCGATGATGCCGTCAAGGCCGCCCTCGCCATGAAGAAGCATGCCATCCTGTCCACCGGATGGGACATCGAGCCAGTGGATGACAAGTCGGACAGTGTGGAGGTGGCGGAGTTTGTCAAGTGGAACTTCACCAAGATGGACGGGTGCCTGGACCAGAACCTGCAAGAGATGCTATGTCTGCATGGAGATACTATTATTCACTCTCCGGACGGAGATAGGCCGATCAGAGAGCTTGTAGGGACAACTCCTCTGGTTTATAGTTATGTTAATGGACGCATGACGCTTGCGAGAGCTAGCAAAGTGTGGTTGAGTAAGCAGAATGCGCCATGCATACGTGTGACATATCGGTGGCGGACTGGTAATCGGAAATGGGGATTTGTATGGAAAGAGGATTCTATTATTTGCACTGATAATCACCCCTTTTTGCTTCGTAATGGTAGTTACAAACGAGCTGGTCTGTTGAGATCGGGAGATCGGCTGATGCCATTTGATCAGCAGAGAAGCAAAGATGGGTATGTTCGGATCAAGCCTCCACACGAGAGACAGTGTAAGAGGGCTAACTGGGTCTATACAGAGGTGTGTGGGCCAGTTCCGGAAGGTTCTGCTGTACACCATCGGAATGAGGAAAAAGCGGATGATGCTCCTGAAAACTTGGAGATCAAAGGGCACGGTAGACATATTAGCGAGCACACCCGCAATCGTTTGTCAAAGATGACAGAGCAGGAATTACAAAATCATGTTAAGGCTATGCTCAAGGCCAAGGCAGAGGGATTGGCTGCCGGAGCTGATTGGGTCCGACGCGCGAGGGAAAAGCAGATTGAGACTATGGCTTTACCTAATCAGCGAGCGCGTCTTTCGCGTCAGAGTCGTGCCTTGTGGGGAGATGCAAAAATAGTTGATCGGATGCGATCTGGATTCAAAGCTGCTTGGACTCCGGAGCGAAAAGCCAAGCTTGCTGACGCAAATCGAAAGCGCATTTGGACAGACGATATGCGGCGTAAGAAAGGGAGAAGCCAACGCCTGGCTATGTTGGCTTACCATGAAAAGCAAAGGGCTGTACAAACTCAAGGGGACAATCATGAAGTGATCTCTATTGAACCTTGGGGATTTGCTGATGTGTATGACATGCATGTGCCAGAAGTGCAGAACTTTGTAGCAAATTCTGTGTTTCTTCATAATTGTTCACTTGCATACGGCTTCAGTGTTAGCGAGCTGCTGTACCGTCAACTGGACAGTGGTCCCTATAACGGGAAGCTGGGCCTGAAGTCGATCAAGTCCAGGCTCCCACATGGCTTCCTCTTCGTGACGGATGGCCATGACAACCTTTTGCCGGATGGCATCGAGCAATGGGGCAAGCGACTTCCTACCGAGAAGTTTGCCCTGATGAGCTACATGGGGGAGCATCAGAATCAATATGGCACCTCCGATCTTCGTGCGGCGTATCGCGCCTGGTGGCTGAAGACGAATGCCTGGACCTGGCTGGGCATGTTCCTTGATCGGTATTGCTATTCGGATGACACAGAGATCCTGACGGAGCAGGGATGGAGAAATATTTCGGAGCCAAAGGTCGGGGACAAGGTTGCTACATTGAGTCCGGACACCGGGGAAATGGAATACCGATCAGTCACAGACACATTCGCGGATCACTATCGCGGTAAGATGCTGCATCAGGGCGGGCGATACATCGATCTGCTGGTGACGCCGAATCATCGGATGTGGGTCTCGACCGAGACGAATCTGCGTGACAGGCCGGACTATCGGTTCCGGTTCATTGAGGCGAAGGACCTGCCTCGAAGTGTGGCGTACAAGCGGGATGCGATATGGCACGGAGTAGAACAAGAATATTTTACTTTGCCTGCCTTGACTGTGAAATACCAGACTTCGAATCATCTTGGCTTGACCAAAGGAGTTCGGACGCTGGATTATCCAGAGCGTACAATGCCGATGGATGATTGGCTTCGGTTCTTTGGTGTCTGGCTGGCAGAAGGATGTGCATATGAAACACCCGGTGGAAGCAAAAGGGTGTTGATCGGCCAGAAAAACGGTCCTGATGCAGATAGAATCGCCTCATGGATTTCCGCCGCCGGACTTCACGCGCAGGATAGTCTTGACAAGCATGGGATGCGGACATTCACGATCAAGGACCGCCAGCTCTTCGAATATTTGCTGCAATTCGGGAAGGCTGGGGACAAGTTTGTTCCCATTGAATTGAAGCAAATATCTCAACGACAATTACGAATTCTGCTTGATGCTTTATGGCTGGGTGACGGAAGCGATCAAGGGTATTGCACGAAATCAGAGCGATTGGCGGATGATGTACAGGAGATCATCTTGAAGTGTGGGTGGGCTGGAGTCAAGAAGCGGAATACAACTTGTCCTGATGGTTCTCCGCTGTATGCCGTCAGCAGAAATGAGGCTCGGATTGGGGCATCATTCTGCAATAGGCCAGACGATAGGCGGTCCTGGATGGACTATTCTGGCATGATCTACTGCGTGACGGTCCCGCCGCATCATCTGGTATATGTGCGGAGGAACGGGAAAGCCTGTTGGTCCGGAAACAGCGTCCCTCTTGCCGAGGGCATTGTCCCCTCCTCTGGGATGGTGCCAGAAGGGACAGTGGATGATGTGCGGACCTCCTTAGAGAATCTTCAGGCCGCCACCTCCTATGTTCATCCTGACTTCATCACCTTGCAATTCCCGACCAGTGGCATCAGCGCTCAGGGCTCCTCGGTATTCGAGCGGACCTTTGCGCTGTGTGACATGGCCATCGCCCGCTCCTTGTTGCTGCCGAACCTGCTGGGCTTGAGCGCTCAGGGGGACACCGGCAGCTATGGGCAGGCGAAGAAGCACTTCGACGTCTTCATCCTGATCATCGAGAAGCTCCAGCGGGATTTGGCTGAGACGGTGATGGGAGAGCAAGTGATCCGACGCTTGGTGGACTTGAACTATCAAGTGGAGGACTATCCCAAGTTCGTGTTCCTGCCGTTCACGGAGTCGGACAAGGCGAATTTGCTGACCTTGTGGCTCCAGGCCATTGCAGCAGGGGGCGTGACCAGCACGCCGGAGGATGAGGCGCATATTCGATTGATCACCGAGTTCCCTGAGAAGTCGGCAGAGGACATCGAGGCAGCCAAGGTAGAGCAGACCGGAGCAGGGCAAGTAGGAGTTATGGCGCCGACTGAGGACGGAACAGCTATACCGCAGGACAATGAGCTGGACGCTGTGATCGTAGAGGCAATGAAGAAGTCCTACGACTTCGACCCCAACCAGGCGAGAGATCAGGATGGGAAGTGGACTGCTGGTGGGAGTGCAGGTGGTGGAGATAAAAAGGAGACAAAATCTCGTCCTTATAGAATACCGAAAGAATGGCAAGAGCAGACACAGATAGCGCCAAATATCCCACCAGGTAGGCAAGGTCAATGTCAAGATAACAGCGCGCGAACCAATCGTCAGAAAGGTTTTCGAACTGTAATTGGTGCTATTTGGGAAAAGCAGTCGTCAGGTAGTTTTATAGCAGATCGAACATTTCATGCATGGAATCTTGATAAAGCAGATAGAATTGTCGATACCACTTTGGGATCGATAGGGGCGCGTGAGTACAGATATTTTGGCGAAGTAGTTCCTAATTCAATTGGTAGAAACGGGACTAAAATAGACGAGTATGGATGGAAGCGATGGCCACAACGATCCTAACAAATGAAATCAATGCCTAGCCAAGGGATTTGGATCGTCGGCAAGTTCCTGGCCCAGACCGAAGACGCAGTGCTGTGGACGAAGCTCGGCACCTTCGTCGACTATGCGCTTGCGGTGTCGATGGGCAATGCGTTAGGCGGAGACTTTGTTGCTGTCAAGGATGATGCCTTGGCGACCATTCCGCAGTTCGGGCAGATCGTGGTGACGCCGATCACTAAGCTGCTGATCGAGAAGGGGAACGCCTGATGCCACTGGCGAGCGATCGCACCTGGCTGAAGACCTACGGGGGCCTGCCGTGGTGGCGAGTCAAGTCTGTGAAGGTGTACAGTAAGGACAAGCCGACGACGCAGGTCTCCGTCATCGAGTCGAAAATAGACCTCCTCAAGTTGGCGCAGGCCATCGTGGTTGAGCATCCCGACTGGGACGCCGAGCAGGTCAAGGCCGAGCTGAAGAAGCGGTTGACTGGCAAGCAGTACGACTTCGATCCGGACCAGGCCAGGGATGAGGATGGGAAGTGGACCGAGGGTGGTGGTAGTGGTGTAGGCAGCGAAGAGAAAGGTGTAGGCAAGAACTGGCAAGATTCTCACCTACTCCTTATCAATTCAGATAGAATAGAAGCTGCGTATAAAAGTTTTGGTCGGTATTCCTCGGATAGGAGGGATCAATTATTTAATGAATTAACACAGGATAAGACATATCATGAATTTGAGAAATTAGTTGGTGGACATATAGGAACGCCTCGCGGGGCCAGCTCTCCATTGCTAGGGACTATGGGAAAGACTCAATTGGGTAAACGCTATTTTGATAAATTAGCCGACCATGCAATAAAGAGAATAGCTTATACTCAATGGCGAATGTCTGAAGGAGGTAAAATACAATCTATTGTATTATATCGAGGAATTGGAAAGGTTGAAGATGTGAAGCAAGTGCTGCAAACTCGATATCCGGTAGAATCTTGGACATCAAGTTTGCGAATAGCGAAACAATATGCCGGCAAAAAAGGAATAGTCGTTGCAATGAAGGTCCCCATCAAAAATATTCTGTTGTCTGCATATAGTAGTGGAAATCTGAATGCAGGCGGGGATAAGGAAGTTCTTGTATCTGCAAAAGGCTTGAAAGTAAAAAAGCAGTACGACTTCGACCCCAACCAAGCTAGGGATGACAGTGGCAAGTGGATGGATGGCGGAGGAAGCAATACTGAAAGTGATGAGCACGACTACGCCGACATTCCCGACCTGCCCCGCGACCTGACCCAATATGAGCGCAAAGTAGACTTCGTTGCTATTCGGACCAACCTGGACGCGCTGGAGGCCCAGTCCAAGCAGCGTATCCGTGCGATCTTGGCACAGGGCCGGGACAAGCTGATCGCCCTCATCACCCGCAAGCTGAACGGCAAGGAGCTGACGACCAAACTGGTCAATGACCTGGAGCTGCGGGGCTTGGGTCAGTTGGTGCCGACGCTGCGGGAGGTGCTGGGGGCGGCATTCCGCATGGGTGGCAAGGATGCCCAAGCTGAGCTGAAGCGGCAGAAGGCGAAGGACTATCAAGTCCGCCATACCCTGGAGGGCCTGCCGCCGGAGAAGGCGTTGGAGTTCTTCGAGTCCAAAGCGTCCCTGTGGGGTGCCCAGCTCCGCGACCCGATCCTGTCCGACGCCAAAGCTGTGCTGTACGACGCGATCAAGCAGGGTCTCCCGCTGCGGGACGTGCAGCAGGCCCTGTCCGATGTGTTCCTGCCCTGGCTGGGAGACCCGGATCAGGCCATCGACGAGAAGCTGCTGACCCCGTACCGGCTGGAGACAATGGTGCGGACCAACACCATCGAGGCGCTCAACGAGGGCCGGAAGGCGATGTTTGCGCCGGAGGTCGAGTCGGGCTTCATTATCGGAATGCAGTACAGCGCGATCTTGGATGCCAGGACCACCGAGGTCTGTCACTATCTGGATCAGAAGATCATGCGGCCAGGGAGTCCAGAAGAAGATCGACTCAGCCCACCGCGCCATTACAACTGCCGAAGCCTATGGACGCCCATCACCCGCGACGAGGGGCCTGTGCAGTACATCACGCCGTCTGAAGTAGCCAAGGGCATCGAGCTGTCTGGACGCGGCTTCTGCGGCGATCACGCCTCGCGGGACTACGACTTCAACCCGGATCAGGCACGTGACGAGTCAGGCAAGTGGACCGCCGTTGAGGGAGCCGGAGCTGCTGTCAGCGATGAGTATCAGGTCGGCGGACGCGCCTTCGTGGGCGGGGACGGGCAGGTTATCACTGATAGAGACGCCTTGGATCGGATTAAAGCACTGCATATTCCACCGCAATGGACTGGTGTGGAAGTGAGCGATAATCCGAATAGTGCTTTGCAAGCCACTGGCATTGACAGCAAAGGTCGTCAGCAGTATCTCTACAGCACCAAGGCGACCGGAGAGCGGGCGGCGGCGAAGTTCCAGCGGGTGGCGGAGCTGAGCAAGGTCTATCCGAAGCTGGTGCGGGGCGTCGAGCAAGACCTGGCCAAAGGCAAAGAGGAGGCGGTGGTCACCGGCTTGATATTGGCGACCGCGATGCGCGTCGGCTCAGATGCCGACACCCAGGCCAATGTCAAAGCGTATGGCGCCACAACCTTGGAAGCTCGACACTTAACAGTCACTGGAGACATTGTGAAATTCGACTTCATCGGCAAGAAAGGGATGGCATGGCAAGGAACGATCACCGATCCAACATTGGCTTCAGCCATCGGATCCCGCTTGGTAGGTAAGTCGGGTTCCGACAAAGTCTTTTCGGTTTCGGCAGGACAGGTCAATGGCTATCTCAAGGGATATGGCAAATGCTCTGCGAAGGACCTACGCACACTGATCGGGACCAGCGTGGCGCAACGAGCCTTGAAGTCTGCCCCTCCACCGACGACCAAGACCGAGGCGAAGAAACTGGTCGCCAATGTCGCGAAGCAAGTGTCCAGCACACTGCGGAACACGCCGTCGGTGGCGAAGAGCGCTTACATCAATCCGATAGTCTGGGCGCCGATAGAGCACAAGTTCGGCATCACTGTGTTGAAGGCGGCATAGGGAGGGGATGATGGAGTTATTGGTGGAATTAGATCAGATGGAGGAGACGCGGGACCTGTTGGCACAAGCGAGCTTCGACCAAGAGGTGGATGCCAGTATCGGACTGGAGGATGAGGATGACGATGAGGAAGGGGACACAGTGCTGGCACTAGATAAGGAATCAGACTAGTGCCGAACCTCGTGGACATCGGGATCAGCGTGCGGGACTCCGAGAGCAATCCCTGGCTCGCTCGACTACTCAAGTCCCTCGAAACCATCTCAGCGGGGATGCTGGCCGATGTGTATATCGAAAAGGGGGAGCAACTGACGAAAGTCGAGAAGCGCATTCGCCTGTTCCGCCGGTCACAAGCCCGTTATCTGTGCCTTATTGAAGATGATGCAGAGGTGCTGCATGACGGCTGGCTGGTTAATCTGATCTGTCGCATGTCAGCCCTTCCGAACATTGCCTTGCTGAATCCAGCAGAGGCGATTAAGCATGACGAGAAGATTCCAGAAGCGATGTTGATAGACTCCACGCTGGAGCTGGCCTACTGCTGCGGGTTCTGCATGGTGATAGATCGGGAAAGTGGGATTGAGCCTGATGTGAGGGTGCAGACCTTGGACGATCTATACCTCAGTTTGCAAGCGCGGGCGAAGGGATGGCGCTGCGCAAAAACAGATGCCGTGATTGTCCGACATACGAAAGCACCGTGGGCGCAGGACGGGGTGCAGCCAGGACAACAGGCAGATCGGAGCCGGTTCGGGGCGGAGGATGCCTATTATGATGTTTCTCGACACCAAGCCAAACGTCTCCGAGAAGCCGCGTTCTTGATTGAGCAGTTCGGGGACGTGGCGCGGATGGTCTTGCCGAAGGAATTGCTGGCGGTGGTAGAGCCAAAAGGATTGCAAGACTCTGTCATCATGCCGGGCTGTTCGCGTTGTTATCGACACATAGAACTTCAGGAGGATTATGCTATGGTACAGGGCTATCCAGTCTGCTCGAATTGCTGGGATCGAACCAGCCAAGCGCCTTGCAACGTCCATATCGCTGCACATGGTGCGGTATGACGTGGAACTATCGCATTCTTCATCGCTATCTGCGGAGCGAGATCAGCCCAGATGAGATCGAGCACTACGGCATCCATGAAGTTTATTATGACGATGACGATGGTAGCATTTGTAGCTATACCGAGGAGCCGATCCCGCTGTGCGCAGACAGTTTAGAGGAGCTCAAGGACGATCTGCTGTACATCACGCAGGCATTCGACAAACCAGTGTTAGAGTATGGCAAGATCACTCCAGACGAGTTGGGCGAGAAGGAGGGATGTTAAGATGGCCTCACCAGGGACAGTGCATAGCAATTGCGGCGGTCGATTCTCCCGCACCTGGATCGGCGGCAAGCCTGGTGTACGATGTGGGAAGTGTGGCAAGACGCAGCTTGCAGGGACGACCGTGGACCGGGGTGTCAGGGTGCACAATCCATGGGAGCAGACGGAGAAAGAGGCAAACCGAAGATGAGTCGTCGGTGGCGGAGGTGGAGTTGGTAATGCAGTGGACTCAGTGCTTCGCATGAGTGAGAGGACTACGCTGTCGGCGGCAGGACAGGTCGGCATCCTTCCCTATGCCGCCTCCTCCCCTATGTGTTTGTCGGACCAGGCCACGGGGTCCTGTCCTGCGTCCGCGCCGACCGCGATTCTTCAGCCATGGATCGAGACCAATCACTATCTGAGCAACAGAGTGATGCGCGACAAGTTACTGCGACGATCCGTTGAAAGCTCCTCAGCGATTGAGGGTGCAAGAGTGCGACTGATGCCGAGGCTGGCTGAGGAGGACAGAGGGTGAGTGAAACCTTTGAGCTAAAACAGGTGCCCATCTTCAGCGTTGGCACGTGGAATCGTGATGTTTATTCCGAGCAGGATCTGGACCATATGGTCGCTGCCTTCGGACAGGTCGGATTCGATCCGCCGATGAAGCTGGGGCACGATGCCTCACAGCCCTTGGCCCAGTCGGACGGGATGCCTGCCATCGGCTGGGTGAGGAACCTCCGGCGCATCGGGGACAAGCTCTACTGCGACCTGACCGATCTGCCGAAGCAGGTGTACCAAGCGATCAAACGGCGCGCATACAATAGGGTGTCGGCAGAGATATATTGGGACTACAGTTGCAATGGCAAGACATGGCCACGGGTTGTCAAGGCGCTCTCACTGCTTGGCGCGGACATCCCGGCTGTGACCAGCCTCGCGGCATTGGAGACGCTGTACGATGGCGAGCAGCGTCCGTTCAAGCGGTATGACATGGGCATGATGGACGGGTCTGCCCCATCCACCGCGCAATGGTCGCTTCCAGTTACTGTTAACAAGAAGGACAAAGCCGTAGTTCATTATCGAGCAGGCGGCGAGGATGCAAATGATGATGGGTTGATGGATTGCTGCGGCAATTGTGAATTCTTTTGTGGGCCTTCCGATCCCAAGGGCACAAATCAATATATTGCCTGCTGCTCTTTGGTGGAAGGGGAATGTGCCTCGGGACAGGTCTGCGATCTCTATGAACCAGACGAAGCCTTTCAGATATTTGGACAACAGGCAGAAAGGCGATACATTATTGAGCAGCAAGGAGACAAGTGGGTGCTGATCTCTGAGTCTACCGGTAAGGTCTTGGGTACCCATAGTTCGGAAGCAGAGGCGCAAGCACAGGAGAAAGCCATACAGATCAGCAAAGCGAAAAACAACATGCAGTCCGATGGCGAATTAGGCCCGGACACAACCCCAGTGGGCGCATCTGCCCCGACGGAAGGAGCACACGCAATGGCTGACGGACAGACTCCGACGGTCGAGGCATTGCAGGCCCAGATCGCGGAACTCACGAACAAGAATCAAGAACTGTCGGACACCATTCAGGAGCATTCCACCAGGGTCACTGAGCTGAGCCAGAAGGAAACCTCCGCCCAGCAGCGCGTGGTCGAGCTGGAGAAGGAAAAGGCGGAGCTGGCCGAGCGGAACCGCGTCACCGAGAAGGAGTCGTGGTTCAGCTCCCTGACCAGTGAGTCCAATCTGAAGATCCTCCCGGTTGAGCGGCCCATCGTCGAGCATTTGTATGACACACTCTCCGGTGGGCAGGTCAAAGCCTATTCGCAGAACGGCAAGGAGCTGTCCAACCTGGACGCCCTGAAGTCGCTGTTCGAGTCGCGCAAGCCTGGGACCTTCCTGTTCAAGGAGCTGTCCAGCGGCGAGGCGACCGAGACGGCGGGCCAGCCTGGGACTCTTGAGCTGCTGCGACCGTCTGAGGCGAAGGCCGAAGCGACCAAGCAGGCCAAACAGTACATGAAGGACAAGAATGAGAAGGTGTTCAGCGTGGCGCTGAAGGCGATCTATGACGCCAATCCGGACCTGAAGGACATGGCGGCGGGTATCACGCCGCAAGGACAGGCCAAGCAGGATGCTGGAGCGGCCCGCATGGGTCGGATGTTCAAGAAATAGGGACTAGGTATGGAATTGATCTGCGTGTCGCAGGTCGATAGGATTTCAGGCTGTCCGTATCGGACAGAATTCGTAGGGACTTAGAAAGCACTAAATTGAATTGCGACAATGAATGCCCCTGAGTGGGTTAGGATATAAGAGATGGCTGAGAGCATTGGTGGCATGCCGGAATTCTCGGCAGTGGCCGAATGGGATTTGTCGAGTCATCAGTACCGAGGCGTTCGCCTATCGACGGTGAATGACAACCAGGTGCGGGTGACGAGTCTGTCGGGCGGCGCGATCATCGGCGTCACGCAGACCAAGGCAGGATCGGGCCGGACGGTTCGGGTCCGGATGAGCGGCATCACGAAGGCAGTGGCCGGAGCCGCCATCACTCGGGGCGACCGATTGGACTGCGACGCCCAGGGCTACTTCCGCACGGCGGTAGGATCGAACTATGCCGGGACCGCACGAGAGAGCGTGGTGGCATCGGGCACCTTCTCGATGATCCTCAATCCTCAACTGACGGGCGCCGCGTAAGCGGAGAAAGGAGCGACTAATTATGAGTGATCCACGAATGGCCGCCCTCTCCGCAGAGCGGCGATACGCAGCCAGCGACACAGACTGGCACATCGATTCACCCTTGAGCGAAATGTCGATTCAGTTCTATGTGGAGCCCAGTCAGTTCTTGGCTCCGCAGATCATTCCGGTGGTTCCAGTAGCCAAGCAGTCTGATATATACCGGACCTGGGATAAGGATTATTGGTTCAAGGTGCCTGACACCAACCGGGCTCGCGGCACCCGCCCGAACCGAGTCGAAACTGCGGTCTCCAGCGCGACCTACTATGCCAAGAACTATGCGTTGGAGGAGTTCATTGCGTATGAGGATTTGGACAACGCCGACGAAGCTCTGGCGCTTGAAGAGAGTGCGGCCCGTCACGTGATGCAGCTCCTGATGTTAGACATGGAGAATCGCGTGGCGAATCTGCTGACCACCGCCGCGAACGTCGGGTCTGGCAATGCCCTGACTGGCACCGCGCAGTGGTCGGATCGTGCCAACAGCGACCCGGTCTCGGACGTCACGACCGGTCGGCTGTGGATCATGAAGGAGACCGGCCAGAGCAAATTCACCATGGTCGTGGGACAGGAAGTGCATGACTCGCTGCTCTTGCATCCCGACATGATTGACCGTGTCAAGGGTGCGCAGGTGGCCACTGCTGGCAATATCGAGGCGGTCATCGCGCCGGTGTTCCAGGTGGGTCGGTACTTTGTGGGCAAAACGCCGAAGCAGAACGCGGCGGAGGGCCTGCCGACCAGCGCGTCGAGCATGACCTTCATCTGGGGCAAGAACGCCAGCCTGTTTGTGGCGGCAGATCGGCCCGCCAGGAACACGCCGTCGGGCGTGTATGCCTTCCGGTGGCGGCCGCAGGGCTTCACGGACTTCCTCGTGGAGACCAAGGACGACGACGACATCAAGGCCCGCCTCAAGCGGGTGAACTACTTCCAAGACGAGCGGATCACCGCAACGCAGCTGACCTATCTGCTGAGCTCGGTGGTGGCGTAACAACAAATAGCGGCGGAGGGAGCCATGACGCAGCCTCACGACAACGAGGACACAACGATGGGCGTCGTACCCAGTGCTCCCTCCGCTTCTGTTCTTCTTTCAGAAGGAGTGAAGTAATCATGTCCTCTGGATGGGGCGATGATTTTGCACGAAGCAACTGGTACGCGAACCGGGATTTCAATTTCAGGACCTTGGTGTGCCGCAAAGGCGAGAAGCTGCCATCGGCGTGGCAAGACCCAAGTAATGTTCGATATCTGAAAGAGCAGTACGGCGAAGGCTGCATTGTCCGGAAGACCGACGAGCAGATTCGAGCAGAGATGGGCCAGGAGCCTGTCAATACACCAGAGTCATTCGAAGAGTTCGAGCAGGTAGACGTTCCAGAACCTCGTCGTCGGCGGAACAAGCCCAAGCAAGCAGAGCTATAACTGGTCGGGACACAGGGACCCAGTGAAGCAGAAGCGCAAAGGTGTCCAGGGTGACAGAATGGTGAATCAATATGGCCGTGCATAAAATTCGACGGAAATTGGTCGCCGCTGACGGAGCGACCTTTACCGGCTCTGTCGGCTTTAACGGTCCAATGGCCGTCAATGCAACGATGACCTTGTCGTCCGCACTGATCCACAATGTGCCGCCGAGAGCCGCGATGGGCGGGGCGAACCGAGTGGCGGGCATCACCAGAATCAACTCCGGAGCGACCTCCGCCACACAGAGCACGACCGCCCTGAATTCCGGCGCGGTGGTGTTGGTGTCTCCGGTGCTGTTGGGTGCTGGGGTAGCATCCTACAACCTGATCGGGCAGGTCGTGGTGACGACCGTAGCTCCGCAGGGGTCCGGTGGGTATTTTTCGCTCGGTTACCTCGGAACGCAGAGTGGCGTGGCGGCGAACATCGACGTGGGCTGGTTCATCGTCAATCCATAAGGAGGGTGAACTATGCCTCGTGATTGGTATCGAGCAGATCAGCGGGTCACCATCAGCGAAAGCGGTACGGTCGGGACGCTCTCACTCGTCACCTCAGCGCAGGAGGTGCGGGTGGGGGCCACCCCATTCTCGGGACGTAAGATGCTGTCGGTGTTCAACAACACCTCGGATCATGTTTATTGGGGCTTCAATTCCGCCACCGCCACCTCAGGGGCTGGCTACATCATCCCTGCCAACACTGGCGCGAGTTGGACCTTGACGCAGTCGGTCGCGGTTTGGGTGGTGGGCAGCGGCAACGTGCGGATCATGGAGGCGCGATGATGCAGCGGCGACTGAGGATTGCTCCTGTGTTGTGGCTGGTCTTGTGTATGGCCCTGCTCCCGCGCCTCGCCTCAGCCCAAGGCTTCTTCCCGTCTCCAGGGTACCAAGGCAGCGGAGGCGGAATTGCACTGAATCGTCCGAATGAGTGGAAAGCCCTCCAAACCATGCAGGCAGGGCTGACGGTGAGTGGGGGAGCCGTTACGATCACGAGAAATGACAACAATCTGATTCTCGATACGCCCGGTGCCGCACAATATGCGTCCCTATATTTCTACGATAATGGAGTCAGCAAATGGGGATTCTTCAAAGACACCGCACACCATCTGACATGGCAACCCACTGGGAGCTTTGTTGTTAACATCAAAAACTCTGCTGGCGCAACAATGTTGACACTCTCCCCTTTGGCTGGAGCCGGGATCACACTCGCTGGTGCCAACGGGCAGGAGTTTAAAAAGGGCCACAAGACCGAACTCACCCCCATCGCCGCTTCCCCGACTACCGCGACGACGATCACCATTCCCGCCAACGCGATCCTGCGAAGCGTGGCATGGCGCGTGATGGTCATTACTGCCACCACGTCCGGCACGGTCTTGCAGCAAGGCGCGTCGGCCTCGACCGCGATCAATACGACTGATGTAGGTACGAGGGCGTGGGGAACCAATTATGTGGGTGTTGCTGCGCAAACTATCACCATTACGCCGAACGCCACTCCATCGGATGCCACTGGGCGCATACGATTCGAGTTGGTCTATGACGAACCTGTGGCGCCCACAAGTTAAGGAGGATTGCATGCGACGACTGATTGGATTGACCCTACTCTTCCTCGCCCTCAGCCACCCGGCGTGGGCGGGATCATTGATCTTGACAACCACTGACGACCAAGATAGGGCGATTGGCGTCTTGTTGCAAAAAGTCAATGCTGAGCGCGCCGCCCTGACCCCGCCGTCTGTGGCTTGGACGCGCCGAGAGTACGTGGAGTATCTGCTGACGCAGTGGGTGGACGGCGTGGTGACGCAGGCGAAGACATATAAGGACGAGCAGTTGCGGAAGGCGGCGGATACGACTACGGACGGGATCAAGCTGAAGATCGAGAACCTGCTAACCTGCCATGAGGTCGTATGTCCGTAAGACGATGGTTGATTGTAATTGAGCTGTTGATGCTGATGCCGGTGATGGCGTTCGCGGAGGAGAAGCCGGAGGCTGCGAAGGAGTTGGCAATATGCCAAGCGCGGTCACAGGCGCTTGAATCCACCCTGGTGGACTTCGCCAGACAAATCCAGCGGGAGATTGAGATCGTGAGCCTCCGATTCCAGATCGATCAACTGTCACGCAAAGCAGCGGAGGCCAAGTGACACAGATCATCTGCCATAGGGGAAGTTGGTGGCCAGAACAACGTCACCAGAATCACCCCTGTGCGCTTGACGAGGCTCTAAATAAGGGGTGGGGTGTGGAGGTTGATGTCTGGGGCGCGCATCACAATTTCCTCCGCGTGGGCCATGATCGACCGGAGATCTGGTGGGAAATCCCAAAGTCAGAGTTCAGCAAGCAAGTGTTCCTGCATCTGAAGAGCCAAGAGACGGTGCAGAACATGAGGATCACCCTCGCAAAGCAGGGATGGACGAATATGCAAATATTTATCAGTCCACTGCATCCCTATTGTGGTCTCTCTGGGACATTGACGGTTGTGACACAGCGTGAGCAGATAGATGTGAACGCCATCGAGCAGGGTGCATGGCTTGAACAGCCGGATGAAGATTGGGTGTCAGCAGAGGATATTCGACTCTTGCATGAGCATGATTTCCGAGCCTATGTCCTATCTCCTGAACTGCACGGACGACCGGTCGATCTGGCCAAGCTGGAAGAGTGGATGCAGGCTGACGGCATCGTGACAGATTACCCAGCACTGTACGAGCGGATACTGAATCGCGAGGATGCTGTTGTCCATCCACAAGGGGCATGGTGGGCATGACCGTGATGATGGAAGAGTTCTTTTTGGCCCGGTATCAGTATGCGGCAGATTATGTACCGGACTGGTCCGTATTCAAGACCTCGGTCCTCAACAAGACTGTGATGCCGCATCAGATTGAATGGCAGCCTGGACCGGCGACCGATAAGTTGTGTTGGCTCCCCTGTCCGCATTGCTATGGCGGATCTGCGCAAGCTGTATCTGACCGACTCCCGTTAGACCGGGCGCTGGACGTGCTGACTGAGATGATCGATGGTGGTGTGCAGAAGATCATCTTTGCCGGGTACGCAACCGACCCCCTGCACTCACCAGACTTCGACTATCTATTCAATGCGGCGGTGTGTCGCGGCATCACGGTCGGAATCAACACGAAGGCGTTGAAAGTGTCAGATGCCCTCTTAAACAGTTTGGAATCTGGCATGATGCACCGGAAGAGCTATGTCAGTGTGAGCGTTGATGCAGGATCAGATGCAATCTACGGCATTGTGCATCAGGGCGTCTACGGGACCGGACTATACCGTCGAGTCTTGGAGAATGTTGAAGCGTTGAGCCAAGTCCGGAGGGGATGGCTCTTGCGACCATTTGAACTCGCTGCGACCTATTTGGTGTTCCGCGAGAATGCTGGACTTGGGGAAATGCAGAGATTTGTGCAGGACTTCCGAGAGGCAGGTTGTGATGTGCTGCGCTTCGCCTTCCCGCAGGAACCTCGCGGCAATTGCGCCACCGATTTGCTCCTAACGCCAGACGAGCGGTTGCGCTGGGCGGACATGATCCAGACGGTCACGGATAAGGAGAGCAGCGCCGAGTGCCAGACCATGTTTTCAGACACTGATCAGGAGCGTGATCTGATCGGACAATCGAGGACCTTCCCTTGCGTCTCCCGGTTTGTCTTCCCGACCATCGGCTATGACGGCTGGCTGTATCCCTGTTCGCAGTCGGCAGCGCCGGATTTCCGACCCATTGCATTGGGCAATCTGGCCGACAAGGGATTCTGGGACCTGTATTACGACTATCCCGCTGAGCAGATGGCCGAATGGATGGCGCGACAGGAAGCGTGGATGGCGGATTGTGGTTGCCGATGTGACCGCAAGGCACATCTGTTGAATAGCGACGCAGGAAGGAGCGGGGCGTTTGGACGCTAACACGGTTCCAGTCGTCATACTGTGTGGCGGTAACGGCGAGCGCCTGAAGGCCACCTTCGCAGATCGACCAAAGGCAATGGTCGAGATTGGCGGCAAGCCGATCCTCTGGCACATCATGCAGCACTTCGGTCGGCATGGGTTCAAGAACTTCATGCTGGCGCTGGGACATATGGGATGGGTGATCGATTGGTACTGCTCAGACCCGATGGCCTTCCCATCCAATTGGAAGGTCTACCGAGGCTCAACCGGCTATGGGACGCAGAATGGCGGTCGATTGCTTAGGCTCAAGCCCATGTTGGAACATCGTGGGACGTTCCTGATGAGTTGGTGTGATGGCGTGACGGATTTGAACCTGACTGACTTCTTGGCCTTCCATCGAGAGCAGGGCAAACTCTGTACGGTGGCAGCAGTTCGTCCTCGCGGTCGATTTGGCGAACTGATACTGACAAGCAACGACGTGGCGTCCTTCACCGAGAAGCCGGAGCATTCCGGAGGTTGGATCAACGGGGGCTTCTTCGCCTGCGAGCCTGGTGTCTTCGACTACATCGACGGCGATCAGACCCAATGGGAACAGGACCCAATGCAGCGACTGGCGAAGGACGGCCAACTTGCCGCCTATCAGCATGACGGATTCTGGCAGTGCATGGATACCGAGCGGGATTGGAGAGAACTGGAGGCCATGTGGCAAAGTGGCAAGGCAGCATGGAAAACCTGGGAGGATTGATGCAGACCCAAGCACAGTATGATCGGTATCCGATGGACCTGGCCTTCTGTTCAGAGTGTTCACTGGTGCAACTTGTCCATACGGTTGCGCCGGAAAAGGTGTTTCAGACTGATTATCCTTATTTCTCCTCGGTGTCTGAGGCATGGGTGAACCATTGCAAGCAGAATGTAGATGCACTGATTGATCGGTTCGCACTCAACAAGAAAAGCCTAGCAGTCGAGATTGCCAGCAATGACGGCTATCTACTTCAGCATTTCGTGGCGAGAGGCATCCCAGTCCTCGGTATTGATCCGTCAGAAGGGCCAGTTAGGGCGGCTATAGCGAAGGGCATCCCGACCCGCAATGAGTTCTTCACAAAGACCTTGGCACAGGAATTGGCCTGGGAGGGGATCTACGCCGACGTGATCCTGGGCAACAATGTGCTGGCGCATGTCGCAGACACCAACGGCTTCGTAGCTGGTGTCGCCACTCTCCTCGCAGAGAAGGGTGTGGCGGTTTTCGAGGTTCCGCATGTTAAGGAACTGATTGACCGATGCGAGTTTGACACCTGTTATCATGAACACCTGTGCTATTACTCCCTGAAGGCGCTGAAAGCCTTGTTCTTATCGCATGGGCTGGCCATCTTCGATGTGGAGCAGTTGCCGACGCATGGTGGGTCCCTACGCATCTACGCCCAACATTACCACATGCTGACCACTCGGCGGATGAGCCCTCGATTGATACAGCTCCTCAATGAAGAGGATCGGTGGGGCGTCAAGGATTATCAAACCTACGCAGCATTCGCGGAACGAGTCAAGCAGTCACAGGAGAACCTGATCCAATGCCTGACTGATTTGGCTGTGAAGGGCAAGCGCGTTGTGGCGTATGGCGCAGCGGCCAAAGGGGGAACCCTGTTGAACAGTTGCGGAATTGAAGCCAGCACCAAGCTGATCGAGTACGTTGTGGACAAAAGCCCAGCGAAGCAGGGTCGATACATGACAGGCTCACGGCTGCCGATCTATACACCTGAGCGGTTGTTAGAGGATCAGCCCGATTACGCCTTATTGCTAACATGGAACTTCAAGGAGGAAATCTTGGCGCAGCAGGCCGAGTATCGCCGACGTGGAGGCAAGTTCATCATCCCAATTCCAGAGATTGAGGTCGTCTGATGCCAGACGTTTTGATCACCGGAGCCAGCGGATTCATTGGACAGCATGTCCGCCAAGCATTTGAGTTGGTAAACTGGAATGTGTATCGGCTGCCACACAGCGATATACCTGGATATGGGATGATGTTCGGTGGGCTCGATGCGATTGTTCACTTGGCGACAAATCATGGACGATGTGAGAATTTATCCCGTTTGGAAGATGTGTTGGTGGACAACGTGAATGGTCCGCTAAGACTGTTGGAGCGAGCTATTGTCAACAAGGTTCCGCTGTTCATCGCAGCAGATACGGCACTGCCCGAAGATTCGACGCATATGGCCCCTTATGTCTTATCGAAAAAGACCTTTGCGAAATGGGCAACGCTGGCCTGCCAAGGTACCTCTACCCGATTCCTGAACGTCAAGCTGCATTATGTCTACGGCGAAGGGGATCATGACGGCAAGTTTATTCATGATCTCATTAGGCAGTGCCTCAGTAATCAGGACATACCGTTGACGCCGGGTCAGCAGTACCGGGACTTCATTCATGTCAGCGATGTGGCGTCGGCGTTCCTGACGCTGGCGGAACGTGGCAAGGAGTTGTGCGGAGAGGGGGAGTCGGTGACGCTAGACTGCGGAACAGGCTATATCACCTCTATCGAAGAAGTTGCTACGATAGTGCGCTGCCACACACGATCTACCAGCAAGTTGTTGTTTGGCGCATTGCCTTATCGAAGTGGGGAACCCATGGCGATTGAAGCCTTCCCTTACCAACTAAGAAAACTTGGCTGGCTGCCCAAGACGTTGAGCGAGGGTCTACGACAGACAATAGAGGCGGAGATTGCAGTCGACATAAAAAGGATGGAATCGTGCCCAGCGTAAACTTCTCAAAGACAGTCATAGCGATAGCTGGGCATAAGCGCAATGAATTGCTGGAGCGAACGCTGCAAGGATGGATGCGAACGATTCCGACGTATCGCCATCTGTATCTGTTGGCCGGGCATCCAGAGACGGGACGAGGGGTGGAACTGCCGGAGCGCAGCCAGGTCATTTCGATGGGGCGGACGCCGGAGTCGGCAGGCCATATGTCGCGGACCTGGAATACCGCGATGCTGTGGGCTTTCCGTGATCCTGAAGTCGAATGGCTGCTATGTTCGATGGACGATGTAGAGGTTCAAGTTGGATGGGTCGAGCTGATCTCCCAGCATGATGCTGATCTCTATGTCGCTCCGGCTGGGGACTTGGCGTTCCTGTTTAATCGCAAGGTACTGCGAGAGGTTGGCTGGTTCGACGAGCGGTTTGTGGTCAATGGCTTCCAGGAATGGGATTGGCAGGCGCGGGCAATTCGGGGACTCAGTAAAGACCGGGTCTCAATTTCTGATGCCCATGGTTGGAGTCATCATCCGATTGGATTAGATCGACATTGGCAGCACATGGATAGAGGGACTCCAACAACCCAGAACATGCAGGCACAAGGCTTCAACCGGACGTGGTTGGAGACGAAATGGGGATGTGGGTTCGCGTCGGTCATCGGCATGCTGGCCTCTGGCGAGATCCCTGAGCCGAAGGTTAACGAGATGGAATGGTATCCCTGGTTTGCGCGATGACGATGGAAAGCAACCCGCTGGACGATGTGTTCCGCCTGCGTACCCGCACACGAGAGAATGAGATACTGCGGCACAGCGGCTACGTCAGCTTGGCGCAATCAGTAATCGAACAAGCATGGCTGGATGCGAGGGTGAACACACTGGACGCCGACAGCGACAAGGCGAGGCAGTGGCTGCAAACTCCGTCGATGTTGCTGGAGATGTGGTGCGCGTTAGCTGGCATTCCTTGTGAATCGATCATGGCGAAGGCAAGGAGGGAGTTTGGTGGCTAGGCAAGATTATCCGTGGGTGCTGATTTGTCCGCAATGCCTCAACCGAGTGATCGGGTCATTGGACAGTCGTGACATGATACTGTCCCAGTCCTGCCAGACACCAGGATGTCAATGGACATGGGAGCATATTCCGCAGCCAGTGGAGGCCGCATGAAATCGCTTGAGGGGATCATGCTTGTGGTGCTGATTCTTTGTGGTCTTCTTGTCACTGCACTGTCGCTGTATATCATCATCGATACAATCAGGATTGGGCAATGAAGCGGATAGCAGCGGAAAAAGTAAATCCTACTGATCCACTTGGCAAATATACAAAGGAACGAAGAAGTGCTGCGTCAAAAGGTGCTTGGAACAGGAGGACGCCTGAGACAAAAGCAGCTATGTTTGAGAAAATAGGTCGAGCCAATACTGGGAGAAAAGCATCAGCCGAGACAAGAGAGAAATTGCGAATATCTCATCTTGGCCAAGTGGCGTGGAATAAAGGACGTAAGGAAACTCGGCCTGAAGTATTGCAGAGATTTTCAGAATCTCATAAGAAGGCTATCAAGGAATTGCTGAACAGTCCGAAGGCTGATGAATATCGGAAGAATCTGAGTAAAGCAAGAAAAAAGGAATGGGCTGATCCTGAGATTGCAGCACGTCGGACAAATAGACTTCAGAAAATTTGGGATAATGAGGAATACAGAAAGAAACATCGTATTAGAATGCAGCAAATAGCCTCCGATCCAAATTGGAAGGGTCGCATGAGTCGCAAAAAGTCAGAAGAGGAAAAACAGAAAATTATAAGAGCCGTAAAAGCGAGATGGCAAGATCCTGAATACAAAGAGAGGGTATCTAAGAAAATACAAGCAGTGAAGTGTTTACCTGAAAATCGTAAGAAGACTAGCAAGCAAACACTTGCACGATGGAATGACCCAGCTCAACGCGAACAATTATTAAATGGTGCCAGATCAATGATTTCAATGGCAAAGCCAAATAACACTGAGAAGGCTATACTTGCCATGCTTGACGAAATTCAGCCTGAGTTGTGGGTGTTTACTGGTGGGGGTCGTCATGCGAAGCGCGTTGCTGGACATTATCCAGATTTTCTGTCTGAAACTCAAGGCAAGATCGTGGAGTTGGATGGTAGCTACTGGCACAAAAATATAGACAAAGATCATAAGAGAAATACTGCATACATAAAAGCGGGATACCGTTTGTTGACCATACTATACTCGAAACCATCCGATTTGAGAACGATCAGACCAACATTAGAGGAATTCTGCCATGCGTGATGTAGCGGGATATTTGGCGCTCGATCTCGACAATTGCATTTGGGATAGTGATGTCGCCCATTTTGAGGCGGTCAACCACGCATTGATCCCATACTGTCCGCCGATCACCTGGGAGGAACACTTGTCCACCTTTAAGGGTCTGCCGACGCGCCGCAAGGTGGATCTGTTGGTGCAGATAGGGAGGATACCGAATAACCTGGCTGTTATAACTGACATTGAACACCGCAAGAAGGAAGCGACACTGATTGCGGTGGCAGATACGAAGCCGAGGCCGGAGGTGACCGCGTTGCTGCTAACGCTGAAGCATGCCAATTGGCAGATGTGTTGTTGCTCGAACTCCATTCGAGCCACAGTGCAGGCCGTGCTGCTGAACATGGGGATTATTAACTTTATGGACTTCTACCTCAGCAATGAGGATGTGCTGCACGCCAAGCCCTCTCCACAAATGTATCAGAAGGCCGCCCATATCTGGCATATTCAGCCGGAACAGATGACCGTCATTGAAGATGGGGACGCAGGCAAGCAAGCGGCTCGGCAGGCCGGATGCCGGTTGATTGAAGTCGCAGGACCACATGAAGTCGAACCGTGGTTGATCCATCGCATTCTTGGACGCGGCAGGTTATTGCCGGGTGGAGCACGACAACATGGCATGGATGCACCAGCTCAAGCAGTGGTGGCATAACGTGACGCACTATGGCGAATATCTCACACAGGAGGGTTCCCAATCGTGGACAGAGCCGAAAACACCCGTGAAAAAGACAGCATCCCGCACATCATCATCCCGTGTTGCGGCGAAGGCAAACGCTTCAAAGACCAAGGCTACAAAGAGCCGAAGCCGCTGATCCCGGTTGGCGGGCGGCGGATGCTGGACTGGGTATTGGATGTGGTGCCCTCTGCTTGGCGAGACGGAATTATTGCGGTGGTGAAAGATAACAGCGATGGGCGATTGTTGCAAGACGAATTATGGGACTGGTCTTGGACTGATGATAGCGGCCAATGGCCATCCATCAGAACCTGTGTCATCCCAGGTCCGACGCAAGGTGCAGCCATGTCTGTCCTAGCGGCTGCGGTGGGATTGCCCCCGAATGATCCTGTGCTGATCCTCAACAGCGATCAGTGGATCAAGTGCAATCTGGAAGCGATTCACAACAAGGCGATGGTTGATAACCTTGATGGATTCATTTTGACGTTTCCTGGAACCGGGCCTCAATGGAGCTACGTGGTGACAGACGGGACCGATATGGTGGTGCAGGTCGTGGAAAAGAAGCAGGTCTCAGATATGGCGACGTGTGGAGCTTATTGGTGGCGGAGGACCGGTGATCTGGTAACTGCGATCTGCTCAATGGTCGTCAAGAACGACCGAACCAACGGGGAATTTTATCTGGCCCCATCTGCGAACCATGCCCAACGACACCAACGCAACATCCGGGCGATTCCAGTTGAGGAGTTTCATGGTCTCGGCACACCGGAGCAGGTCAAGGCATTTGAGGTGAAGCTGGCGGAAGGGTGGAAGCCTTGACCGATATTCGTTCCGTCTGTCCGGTATGCCTTGGCATTCCTCCCTTGTGCGAGCAGTGCTTGAAGCGGTGGGAGCAGTTGAAAAAGGACAAGAGACATGAGTAGGGTGTCCGTGGTGATACCGTGCAGGAACGCTCCTGCTATCCTCGCGGCGACGCTGGCCCATTACTGGGCGAACGCCCATCATGACAAGCTGGTGTCGTCCGTCGTCTTGCTGGACAACTGCTCAACGGCGCCAGGGATGGATGCGGTCTTCGCTGACGCCATGCGACGTGGGGCGCGGGTCATCCGGCATGAGAAGAATCTTGGCGTCTGGACCTCGCTGAACCGGGGGCTGGTATTGGCTGGACAATCGGAGAAGATATTCATCTTGACCTCAGATATCCTGCTGGCCCCTGACGCCTTGGCGTTGTTAGATGCGATTCAGGACGATTCGGGTTGCGCGTTCCTTGGACCTAGAGTCGTCAGCGACCAATTCGACGATCTGTGGAAACTGTATGAGGAGCCTGAGCCAGCGGAGAAGGTCGATTATTCAACCTACAACGGAGCCGCATTCCTGATGACCAGAGAGTGCATCGAGAAGGTCGGCTACTTCGACTCAGGAATGTATGTCTGTTATGGAGACACAGATTATGCACAGCGAGTCCGTGATGCTGGTCTGCAATACGGCGTAACGGATGCCGCGAGATGTTTGCACCTTGATAAGCGTAGTCGCCGAGCGGATCACACTGCCAGCCAAGACACCGACATTGAAATCCAGGACTGGGAGCGGTTCGCGGAGAAGTGGAAACATCGACCAGACGTGATGGTGAATCATCATCGACCAGATCAGATCGTGTACAACATGATGAAGGAACGGTATTGGGCGAATACGGTAATATCGCAGAATCAAACCACTCACCGCATGATGCAGGAGGTGTCCAAGTGACTGAAAACTCAATGACGGACCCAGAGCAATTGACAGATTATAAAGAAGTGATGAACGATCCGAAAGGACTGATCGAGCGGGATCAGGCGATAAAGGCGCGGCTTGGCGTATCAATTCTGCCAACAAGCGATCCTGTTCGCCAAGAAATCGAATCCTTGACGGCACACATAAACTCTCCTGAAGCCTATCAGGAGTATTACAGGACGATGCGAGGTGGGGTCTGTCCAGAGGATCAAATCTTCCGACGCCATGAACAAGTGAAACGGTTCGCCAAGATTCGTGAACTGATCCTGGAGCGGAAGCATCAGACGGTCTTGGACTTGGGATGTTTGGACGGGTGGCAGCTGCTCAATTTGGCGGCGAGCGGGATCAAGGGTGTCGGGGTCGATTTGTGTACCAAAGCCGTTGATGTTGCTGAGGAACGAGCAAACAAGTGGGGGTTCGATCTCACATTCGTCCAGTGTCCCATTGAAGAATTTGAGTTGCAGCAATGGACACAGCGAGACGGCTCTGTCGCAATGTTTCCGAAATTCGACGCAGTCCTCATCTCCGAAGTCTTGGAGCATGTCCTTGATCCTCTAACCTGTCTCAAGACAGCAACCAAGCACCTCGCCCCAGGCGGCATCCTGTACATCAGCGTTCCAGCAACCCCAATCCCGCATCACGGCAAGCTAGAGGATGCCAGAGAGCATCTGCGCGTCTTCAGCGAGCAAGACCTGATTGACTTGGCGAAGCAGGCTGGATTGCACAAGGTGGTCGATCACGAATTGATCGAGGAACAGGATCAGGGCCAGTCCTACGCGAACCGGACGATCAGCTTCCGACGGGCCACCGTGAGCATCCATTGTGGTCATGTCACTGGTGGATGGACGCCGCTTCAGCCTGAGAGCCTTGGCGGGTCCGAGGAGATGGTCGTCAAGGTCGCTGAAGCCTGGGCTATACAGGGTCATGAGGTCACAGTCTATAAGAACGGCCCGGATAACGGCCTAGAAATCGGCGGCGTGACCTACCTTGGCCGCGATCAGAATCCAAAGGCCGACCGGGACGTACTGATCCTGTTCAAATCATTGGATATGGTGCATATCCCAGCAGCGACGAAGGTCTTCTGGACCACCGATCTTCCTGCTCCTGGACAAGCGGCCACCTTCTTGCCGCCGAAGTTGATGGACAGCCTCGATGCGGTCCTCTGTATCAGTGAGTACCATCGGCAGGAACTTCTTAAAGCCTGTCCGTGGGTTAATCCGACCAAGACCTATCAACACTGGCTTGGTGTAGATACAGAGAAGATCGCTGAAGCTGTTGCTGCCCATCCAAAAGTTAGGAACCGGGTGCTGTATGCGTCCTCCTATGACCGTGGCTTGGCACAACTCCTAGAGATGTGGCCGAACGTGAAGGCACAAGTTCCTGATGCCGAACTGCATGTCACCTATGGCTGGGATTTCTGGAAACGGTCTGAAGCCGTCGTTGCGGCTCCTGTTCGGGAGAGCATGCAACGTGAGCGCGGCAGGATTGAGCAGATGTTGCAGCAGCCCGGCGTCGTTCACCTTGGCCGCATTGCCCATACTGATGCACTGAAAGAATTTGCGGAAGCTGAAGTCTGGGCCTATCCTTGCACGGGCGGAGAGCTATGCTGCAAGACGGCGCTGGAGGCGCAATGGTCTGGATGCTATCCGGTGGTAGTCCCGACGATGGTGCTTAGTGAAACCGTCAAGCATGGCGTGAAGTGTGGCCATGAACGATTCCCCGCTGAATTGGTCCGCGTGCTCAAGGAACGGCCATACGATGTTGAAGGCTCGACAGGTAGCGCAGGAACATCATGGGCTGATATGGCGAGCTATCTCTGGGACGTGTGCGGTGGCAAGATCAACACTGATAAAGCAACTGCACCGACAGCGACCGCGCCAATCATCGAAGCCCAACCGCTCCCTGACCGTTTCCCGGTGCCATCCTGCACCTCGACGCCTCCGGTGAAGGAGCTGTCAATCTTGATGGCGGTCGCCGGGATGCCATTTGATGGACAGACAGATCGGACGAAGGACCTTGGCGGTTCAGAGTCAGCAGCGATTGGACTATGCAGAGCTTTGGCGAAGCGGGGCCACAGTGTTACTGTGTTCTCGAATCTACCAGGACAGCCAGGGAAATTCGATGGCGTGACCTACTTGCCTATTGGAGACTATGTCCGTTATGCAAGCTCGACCCCACACGACATCAGTATCATCCAGCGGGAGCCGACCGGGTTCAATCTGGCGTTGCAGAGCAAGCTGAATATCTTGTGGTGCCATGACCTTGGGTTGAAACGGTTCCATGTGCCGTTCCGGTCAAGCCTATGGAACGTGGACTATATTGTCCCAGTCTCGAACTGGCACGCGAGACAACTCTGCAAGGTCTACGATCTACCACCGGAGATCATGGCCCCAATGCGGAACGGGATTGATTTGGATTTCGTGAGGAAGTCGATAGATAAGCGTGGCCAGAAGGACAAAAATGCCATCGTCTATGCCTCCCGTCCTGAACGAGGACTGGATGTGTTGTTGTCCCAGGTGTTCCCGAAACTCTTGGAGCGCAATCCGAACCTGACGCTATATGTGGCCGCTTACAATAATACCGTCGAATCGCTCGCCCCATTTTACCAGCATTGTCAGCAGCTTATGGCGAACCTGGGACCAAGAGCAAAATGGCTTGGGGCGTTGAAGAAGTCTGAATTGTATGGCTTGTATTCGAGGGCGAGGGTGCTTCTATACCCATCTAACAATTTCGAGGAAGTCTCGTGCTTGACTACGATGGAAGCTGCTGCCTGCGGACTTCCGGTGGTCGCATCCACCCTCGGAGCCTTGCCAGAGACGACCAGTCTTGCTGATGGATTCGCTAGATTAGTTGAGCATCCTAGCAAGTCTGCCACGCCGGACTTCGTCAATCGATTCGTTGACGCCGCCTGGGACGTCATCAGCGATGATCTACTGAACAAGCGTATGTCAGACGCTGGCCGGAATGGGGCCGAGCACTACGATTGGTCAGGAGCAGCGGAAGATTGGGAGCACTTCCTGCTTGGGGCTATCGAGCTACGGTCGAAGGACAAACTCAGGCTGGTCAGGCACTGGTGGCGATTGGGCGATGTCAACGGCGTTGAAAAGATATTACCAGACTTGACGCCTGAACAAACAACCGCATTCCGTCATAAAGATGAAGTCGAGCGTATGGAGCAGGATGCTCCACGGCTGCCAACCGACCATCTCTATCATGCCGTGGCAAATGTTGCGGCACAATACAAACCAAAGACCATCAGGGGCGTTGGCGCGAATGGCGATATAATCGCGGACCATCTTGCACAGATGCTTAGCACAGAGTCGGTGCGGGATGGCAAGGCGGATTTCGTGGTTGGCGTTGAAAGCCTTGATTGCTCAATCGATCCACTCAAGCATATCAAGGATGCTGAATATCTGACGAATGATGGCGGCCATATCTGCTTCGTAACGGCCTGTCCTGGGGTTCAGCAAGACAGACTCCATCGAGGCGAGCCACGAAAGCGCCGATGGGTCTTTGACGGCCATGATGTCAAGGAAATGTTGGGTGGCAAGTCTGACTTGTTGGCGATGATTGTCGAAGGTGGGGCCTTGTCGAAATACGACAACCGACCCCTGGCGTGGCTGTTGAATTGCTATACAAAGAAAGCCTTGATGCCTGTCAGCACGCTCAACTTGGAACGTCGCAAGTGGCTTCAATCGCCACAACTCAGCCTCACTGGAGCGATGATCGTCAAGAATGGGGAATCCTTGCTGACGCGGTGCCTGAAGTCGATTGCTCCCTATTGTGACGAGATCATCGTTGATGATACCGGCTCAACTGATACGACGCCGGAAATACTGCGACGGTTTGGTATTGAGCCTGGGCAGGGACAGAATCCATTGCAAGTTGGATTTGATGCTGTGCGAAACCGAGGATGGCAGCGAGCGACCGGAGATTTTATTCATTGGATCGACGCAGACGAGGAGCTTCTTGACGCTCAGAACTTGCCGAAATATCTTCGATGGTCGATCTATAACGGTTTTGCGATTCAGCAACATCATTTCAGTGCAGTGCCAGCGAATGCTTTTAAGCCGGACTTGCCAGTGCGATTCTTCCGACGAATATGGTTGAATGGGAAGGAAACGGGAATCAGGTGCTACGGGTTTGTGCATGAGCATCCAGAATTAGCCCTGAACCACTCCGTCGGCCAGAGTATCGTCCTGTCTGATGTCCATATCGCCCATGACGGCTACCTCACGGAGACCGGGCGGCGCGGTCGCTTCGACCGGAATATCCAACTCATGTTCCGTGATCGAGCCCAGTATCCAGACCGTATCCTCGGCAAATTCCTGATGATCCGTGACTGGATTCATTTGGCTCGATACGAGTCGGAGCGGAATCAAGGAGCTTTGACACCATCGGCTATTCAGTATCTGGAGACTGCGATTGAGGCATATCGCAAGGATTTCCTGGGCGCGACACATCAGATGGCCACAGATGGATTGCAATACTACAACGAAGCCTTGCAAGTCCTCCGTCGCGGGTTTGAGGTGCAAATCGTCTTGAAGGTGGGCGGTGTAGATGGCCAGCCACGGGAGATCGTCTACACTGGGCGAATGGCTGACAAGAAAGATTTGGAGACCTTGGTGATGGGTGGTGTCAGAGATTTGGCTGTAATCTGGGACGAGGAGTACATCTAGGCAATGGCCTCAACAATCCAACTGTATTTTCAAAATACCGTCGCAGGCGTCAGCAGCCATATGATGCTGACGGCTACAGCCCCTGCCAGTCTCAAGACCGGGACCGGCTGGACGCATGGGACACAGGCCGCCTCGAAGTCTGCGTTACTCGGTGCATTGCAAACAGCTCCTACGGGTAGCTTCACATCTAACGGACTGTTGCCGAACGCTGGAACGCTTGGGACTAGAGATGCCTTCAGGACGCAAAGCGCCTACTATGGGACATTTGGAAACCAAGCCTGGTCGTTTGCCTTCCTGATCGGTGACACCAGTGCCGATACCACCGGGCGCGGCTATATGCGCGTCAGGCTCTATCGCAGCCCCAACCAAAATGGGTCGTCCGCGACAGAGATCACGACGAATGTGCAATGCTCGACTCTAAGAGATTTAAGCACGACAACCTCTGGGCGATTGACCACCCTCTCATTCAGTCCTGGCCAATTTACGGCGAACAGCGAATATCTCTTCGTCCAGATGGCCTGGGCGATCTCGACCGCTTGGGGGAACGTCAACCGCAATGCATTGATCTCGACTGGCACCTCCGCGTCGATCATCACGGCGCAGTTTGGAGCATTACTCGATACCGCACTTGCGAATGTGCCAGTCATGCAAGACGACGTTTCGGCGCAAGTATGGGCTATTCGCCAGTTGTCGGATGTCGCGGGCAATGCGGCAGATACCTTCAGCGCATCGGTTTATGTTCCAGAATTATCACAGACCTACTCTCGAATGATTCTCGATTCGATGATACACACGGAAGTTCTCAATACTCTGTTGTCTATTAATCGAACGTACAATGAGGGTTTCGCGCTGTTGGACAATCTTCCAGTGTCTCAATCGGTCATGCGCGATGTGTCGGAGATGTTCCGCACCCAGGACAGCGATAATCGAACCGTAGGCGCGACGCGAAATCTCATTGAGGGCATGCTTGCAGCAGACGATCCGAGCCGTTCACTGCATATGAGCCGCACACTTCAAGAAGTGATGCAGTATGGTGATGTGATCGCACGATATGCGGCGATGGCTAGAACGCAGCTAGATGGGTTAGCGGCGAATGATGCGGTACTGTCGGCAGCGGCAGTTGTTCATTTACGCGCATTGCTTGATGGGTTACAGGGTATTGATGCCACATCACAACAGACGGTCATCCTGCGAGACTGGATAGACGCCTGCGAAGCGTCGGAAGTATTCAAGGCATCGACGACTCTCGTAAGACTTCTCTGCGAGTCGTCGGCATGGGCAGACTTAACCTCCCAAATTACAACACGATACCGCGAGATTGCTGACGACACATCTGCGATGGATGTAATTCAGTCGCTGTCTGCGTTATCCCGGATAGTTGTTGAGCGTGTTCATGTGCCAGACGTCTGGCTTCTGACCGCACAGCTTACTTATCTGAAAGTTGTATTGGATGCAATCCCAACAGATGATAAAGAACAGCACACCCTCATATCCTTCCGAGCGTTGCTTGATGAGGTGCTTGGGTGGGATCATGCCCACCGATCTGTTACACAGTCACGCGAGACCTTCGATCAGTTTACGCTGGGAAGTCAACCAGCCTCTGTCCTGCATATCCGGCGTGACATCACTGAGACATCCCTTGCAGGAGATTTGCTGCCAAGCATCCTATCGCTGAGCCGAACATTGCCTGAGCAGGCATTCACGGCAGATACGGCTCGCAGTGCGGCGTCCGTACTCCGAAGTCTGCTCGATCAGGTACTGGCGCAAGACAGCACAATTGCAAATATTGGGCAGGATGATTACCATCGTGTCTTGACAGAACTGATGTCACTCATCGACCGACTGGATGCTCTCACTATCAGCCAACGCGAGCGTGGGGAATCTGGGGCGGTTGCCGATTCATGGACTGTGTCGATTGTGCGTCCAGGGTCGCAAGGTGGTATAGTAACGACTGGACATATCAAGGCCGATATGGGACAGTCCGCCCATATAGGACAAAGTCATGCTGGACGCGGCGTTATAGCCGTTGGGGGGGGCAAAAGTAGCATTGAATGATAAACGACAACGTATTGTGTAACATGGTTAATTGTGCCGCTTAGTCGGACATAAGGACCGATCCTCATGGCAAAGACCCCGTTGCAGACAGCCGTATCGAATTCTCCTCTCGTTGGATTCCCTATGAAGGGGACGTATCTAATCAACGTGGAACGTCGAACTCCAGGATTCTCGAACTTCGGAACTACTGAACAGTATCGCGCCGACAACGTGGTCGTACAGACCGGCTTGTCGATGATGGCTCGATGGATTTCCAGTTATGGGGTCGGTGCAAATTCTCAAATGGCCTACATCGCAGTCGGTACAGCAACGACAGTAGGTTCCGTCAACCAGACCAACCTTGCTGGCGAAGTCAAGCGCCTCACGTTTTCTGCGGTATCGGTGACGACTAATAATTCGTGGAGTGCCGTCTCGACCTTTGGTGGCGGAACAGACTCTTTGGTCAACGTGGTGATTGGCGAGGCTGGCGTGTGGAATGCTGCGGGCAGTGGGGCTGGGATCATGCTGAATCGCGCTCCATTGGCGGCGACGTTCACCCTCCAGAACAGCGACATCGCGGCGGTCCAAGTCATCATCAGCGTCGGAAGTCTGTAAAGGACAGCATGGCAGCGCCTTATATACGAGTTGAAGTTGGGGATACCAAGCAATTCACATGGTCAGCCGCGACTGACCCTTTGTCACTCAGTTTGGCGATCAAAACAGCATCGGAAACCCTGGTAGCCAGCCTTGCGGCAGTGACCTCTGGGACCGGCAACTGGTATGTCTATGTCACTATTCCAGATTCGTTCGGCAAATATCCTTGTCACTTGATGCAGGAATGGACGGCGATACAATCGACCCATGCCAACAGTCGGTCGCCATTCATCACCAGGCAGGTGTTTGAGGTGACGAAGACCTTGCCATTTGAGCAGGGGAGGACGCAATAAATGGGACGCTATGTTGATGCAGGACAGGTGCAAAGCATTTTGCCCGCGTTGATCAGCACCGCAGGCATGACGCCGGGCGAAGTGGAATTCTTCATCGAGACACGAGAGGATGAAATCGATTCTCGCATCGGACGGTATTGGAACACGGCGCAGTTCTCCGGGAGCGCGCCGCCAATGCTCAAGACTTTGACGAAGCTCGGGACAGCAGCCGACATCATCGCCTCGAAGATCAGTATGGAAGATCCGAGCGTGAGTCAGTGGTGCAAGCAATATAATGACCGATATGATGCCTTGCTGAAAGCCTTGCTCGACGGAGAAGCGGACATCGTCACAAGTTCGGGGACAATCCTTTCCAAGACGACACCAAAGAGCTTGCAATTCTGGAGCAGCACTAAACAGTACGCGCCAACGATGAATATCTTGGACGCCATCGACCAGCGCGTTTCGCCGAACCGAATTGACCAGGCGCAAGACGACCAGGACGCGGACAGCTAATGGCGCGCATCAATTACACCGCGATATTGAACGGGACGAAAACCACCATCGCGAATGATGCGAATGTTCGTGATCTTCAAGCAACGATAGAGATCGCCAGGGCGGTCATTCCGATCAGCGCATCACCCCATATCAATATTTTTGAGCTTCGGCGAGATCCGACCACGCAGCCTATTGCCGCAGGCACAAGGACACGATATCTATACCGATGGCAGGTGGTCGTAGCCGCCTTTTCAGGGGCAGGAATCGAGGATGCGATGGCGCAGCGAGACGAATTGCTGGGCTATGTCGAGCTGGCCCTGATGACTGATCGATCCCTTGGCGGCGCGCTGATATCGAGGCAGTTGCAAATCAACGGAGGCGAGCATGGCGGAGGCCCTGGCGATAACGGATTCTGGGCACAGGCAGCCATAGACCTGGCAGCGGAGGTGACAGCCACATTATGACGAACGCATTTGTAGAAGCCTTGCGATTACGAACTCCAGATGAAAGCCATCGCATCCGTTGCCCGGATTGCAATGCAGTGCTGGCAGAACATCTGTCTGGGATCAATATCTTCCAATGCCGATCCTGCAAGTGGCGAGGCGTCGTCTACAGGGATGGGGTCTCATTGGTTGCAAGCTTCGTCACCCAGCGTCCAGGACGGGACGATCTGGTCAATATGAGAACAGTTCGGCGAGACTAAAATACTGCCTCGAATGGCGAATGGCGGGCACCTATGTCACAATTGATTTTCACGGATGCTGGCGTATTCCCGATGCATGGGCGATGGATCAAGGAAGTCTGGCGTACGATGCCTAACGGATCGGTCGTAATGACCGAGCGAGAGGAACGCGACAATCTCATTGTCAGCAATGGTATGGACTATCTGGCCTCAAGGGTTGGCTCACGAGCAGTTGGAACAAATTCTCCGATGTATTACACTGCCATCGGCACCGTTACGACCGCTGCGACTCTGACCAATGCGACGCTAACTGGGGAAGTCAAACGGAAAGCGTATGATGTCGTTTCATTGAACGGCAACGTGTGGACTGTCATCACCACTTGGGGTGGATCTGCGGATAGCGTCGCGTCTGTGTCCATCGTCGAGGCTGGGACATTCAATCATGCGAGCAGCGCACAAGGAATCATGTTTCAGCGCGTGACATTCTCCTCGGTGGTGCTGGCGAATTCAGACTTCCTCTCCTTGCAGATCGACACCACTGTCGGAAGCCGATAATGGGCCTCGGGATCATTGCCAAAGGATTAACGGAGGCGCGGGCGCTGATCTCCCAGACTGGCGGGCGGATCAAGGATCGAATAGCACTGCATCGTCAGATCGGGGTGGAGCTTGTCAAATGGATCGACCGGAATTTCCAGGCAGAAGGCTCAGAGAAGAAGTGGGCGCCCCTAGCATCCTCCACCCTGTTCGGTCGGCGTCAATCTGGCAGAGGTGCAAAGATCCTTCAGAACAACGGCATCCTGCGAGCCTCTGTAACCTATCAGGCGTCGGCAGACAAGGTCGTAGTCGGCTTCCCCGAGAATTCTGTGGCGGAGTATCACCACTTCGGAACGCGTCCCTATATCATCCGACCGAAAAATGCCAAGGCGTTAATGTTCTTCATGCCGCCGATGAGCGGATTGGGTGGCGCGGGGCAGTTGACCTCCTTCGTACGGAGGCAATCTGGGACACCAAAGATTGGTATTGTCTCTGCAAAATCCATCAAGGGAGCAGGGCTACGCGCTCCGAAAGGCAAAGGGGACATCCAGTCTGTCATGTTCCGAATGGAGGTGCATCATCCTGGACTGAAAGCGCGACCATTGCTGCCTACGCCCCCATTAGCAGAACAATTGGTGAATCAAACGATCCAAAATTATTTACTTAAGCTGTAAGGCAGAAAGGGTTATAATCAAATGAAACTAGAGTGGACCGACAAAGAGGTGGTCTTTATTTCCGATGTGGGTACAGTCGGACCAGGGACCATCTTCGAGATTGAAGACAGCAGAGGACAGGACCTTGTCAGCCGAGGAGCTGCTCGACTTGTCCATGCCGAAGTGAAGAAACTTGTTGAGAAACGCGACATCAAAGTTATTGTCGCTGATGGTCTCGGTGTAGGCGACCGATAATGACGCGAAGTCGTCTAGGATCTGAACATGGCTGAAGGCGTATTGGGATTTCTGGCTGTATCGAGACAGCAGAGTTTTGGGACAGCGACAAGCTCATGGAATTTCGTACCTATCGTCTCGGAAGGGCTCCAGACCAACATTGAACAGATTCGGCGTGGAAGCATCGTGGGACGCACCGCAGAAGGCATCGCGCAACCGGGTAAGGAATCGGGCGGCGGAGACGTCACGATGGAGCCACATCCGCTCCTGATCGGGCACTTTTTGAGGGGCGTGTGTGGACAGTCTAGTGTCAGCGCCACCGCGCAAACATCAGTGTCCGGGTTCCAGGACTACACCCACGAATTCATCCCTCGAAATGCCAAGTTCGACCCGAAGTGCATGTTGCCTCCCTATACCTTGCAGGTTCACAGAGATGTCACATCGGCCTTCCAGTACAGCGATGCCATCTTCACGAAAGTCGAACTGACTGTCCAAGGCAATGCTTTAGTTCAAGCCAAAGCAACGGTGATGTTCCGCGTCACTTCGATCATGGCGGCATCAACCGCGACCTTCACTGAACCGATGGAGTGGGCGTGGAATGTCGCTTCTGTGAGCGTCGGGGGTTCCGCTATTGACTTTGCAGAATCTATCACCGTGTCCATTGAGAACCCCGCCGATGGGATCATTATGCTGGACGGACAACGGGTGCCGAACCGATTTGTTCGGAATGGGCCAACGCAGGTACGTGTCAGCGGAACGGTGGATTTCCAGGATCTGACGGAGTTCAACGCCTTCAAGAACCAGACTCAGCGGCGCCTGCTGTTGAATCTGGCCCCAGCGGTGTCCAGCGGCCCATATATGACTATCGATGTTCCAAAGATGCTGTATAGTAGCTTCCCGGCCAACATTGGCGGGCCGAACCGGATTTCTGTTGGATTCCAAGGTACTGGGGAGTTTGATACCACCAGCAGCTACGCGATCAGGATCACACTCACCAACACACAAGCGACAGGGTATAACGTAGTCTAGTTCTCACCTTCCATCCTGTGCCCATGAGTGGCCGAGACCGGGATGTCCTGAGTGACTTAGGACATGGCGGCAAAGGAGCTTTACTCATGGGTCTTATCACATTAGTCCAGCCTGACGAACGCTTCTGGTTGTTGATCTCTGTTGATCAGGAAGACCAGACACAAATCACCCACAAGGTGTTGACCGACGAGCCTTCAGATGGTGAACTGAAGACTGATGGCTGGTCTGCGTTCGAATGCCGTCGAATGCCTGCCGATTGGTTTGAGGATGTCAAAACTCAGCATACCCGGACTAAGTCTGATCGGTCTGGTCGCTTTGAAGAGACGAACTGGAAGGGCTACCGGAAACAGATCATCCAGCATCTCGTGGTTGGCTGGAAGGGTGTGCAGGGCAACCCGGCCTGTACCGATGAAACGAAACTCCAGCTCCCACAGTCGGTGCAGTTGCTGATCATTGGCCAGTCGTCTGGGTTGGCGGCTGTGCCGGATAGGGGGGAGTTGCAAAAAAACTCCTAATGGCGATCAGCGGGGCGACCCCTGCTGATGGCCATAATCCTACTGATGATCCAATCATACGGGAAACCTTGCGGCTCTGGTCATACTTAGGGCGGCCTATGGTCAAGGAGTTCGGACTCGGCATGATCGCCTTGGAATTAGCGGGTGGATTGCGAGGCACGAAGCAGGACGTGCTGACCACGTGGGACTTGCTCTGCTATCTGTATGAGCATTTGCTCCAAGACGCGGAACGCAAAGCCGACATGAATACTAGGAGGCGCTGAGTGGGGCAACAAGTCACACTGACGATTTCTGCTGAAGACTCTGCCTCGCAGATTTTTGCGAAGGTAACTCAAGGATTGGACTCCCTTGGGAAGAAGGCGGAGGAGTCAGGCAAGAAGATCCAAGATTCCCAAAAAGAGTCAGTCTCAGCGTTTCAACAGCTTCAAAATTCGCTGGAACATACCGCTAATGGATTTCGTCAGCTTATGGACCCTGCCACGCTGTTCGGCACATTCATTGGCTATAAGTTAGTCCACGCATTCAAGGAAGCATCAGCAGAAGTCGTGGATTATGTCCGCGAACTGAAGCGCCTGTCTTTGGTGACGGATGCCTCAACCACCGAACTGGCCGCCTTGCAGAAGGCGGCTGGGGACGTGGGGGTGGATACCAGCGTTCTGCAGCGGGCCTTTTTCATGCTCTCGAATGAGATAGAAACTGGTGGCTCTGGCTTGGCAAAGTTCGGGGTATCTGTTCGAGATTCATCAGGGCATATGAAAGGCCAAGTGAAAATCCTTGGCGAAATCGCTGAGGGTATGAAAAACATGACTGGTAAGAATGCCGCTTTGAATGCTGTTCGGGACACATTCAGTCGACAAGGCTTGGCACTTATGCCACTGCTAACGCAATTCAAAGAACGCATGGCCGAGGCAACCGAAGAGGTTGAAAAGATGGGCCTCGGCATTGATAATCTGACGAAGAAAAAATTCACCGATTGGCAGCGCCAGCTTCATGATATCGGAGAGGCTGAAACTGCCATAAAACTCCAGATATTCAAAGATCTACTTCCTATTCTCACAGCCATAGCCACAGCTATGAAAACGACAAGTGAAAGTCTTGCTGTATTCGGTAACACCGAAGTAGGTGGTGTTATTAAGCAATTTGCAGCCATTAGCATTGCTGTAGCTGCATTGACTACCTTGTTCCTGGGTCTGAAGGCGGTACTTATTAAACTGGGCATTGGCGCACTGATTACAGCAGTAGGCATGCTGACCCCAGAGATCATTGCCGTTGGAGCTGCCATCACTGGTGTGATCCTAGCGTGGAATACATGGAAAGATGTTGCGGCGGGATTCTTCAATTGGTTCAAGAACACTGCATTGGTGACGACTGTAGAGGGATGGATCGCTGACCAGACTCGACGACTAGAGAATTTCTTCCGATGGATTCGAGGAAAGCAATCGATTGAGGAAGAAGCGCTGATGAAGCGTAGACAGGATATCCTGGAAGAGATCGAGAAACGAAACGCGCCACCTGATCCGATCTCCGCTGGCGCCTTGCAGAAACAAATGCAATTGATTCAGCAGCTCTCCCAAGCGCAGATGCAGCTCGCCCAAGCCACCTTGTCCCCAGCGAAGGCAGCAGAAATATCTGCCAACAAACAAATCGAATTGCAAGAACTTCAGTTGGCAGCAGGTATAAAAGCTGGAACTCTGCAAGTTTCCGACGCAAAGGAAGCTGCGGATAAGGTCGATGCCATTGCCCAAGAGGCCATGAAGAAGAAGATCACCTATGAGCAGCTTCACGAAGCGGCTGTAAAATCGATCATGGCCAGCGTTGCCAAGGCGCAGGCTCAGGAAGCTGAACAAGACATCCAGAAGGCCAAGCAGATCGGCAGCGCCAAGATCAATCTGCTGTCTGCTGGCGAAGATGCTATTCGACAGCAAGCAGAGCTGGACAAAAAGACTGTGCAAGCGGTGTATGACAATCAACTCAAATATGGACTGGATCGTACACAGGCTGAAAAAACCCGAGCCAACGAGATTGAGCTGATCAACACAAACTTAGCAGTTAAGCTGCGAGATATAGACAGCCAGCGATTTGAGCATGCCGTAGACCTCTCAAAGAAGGACATCGACCTGCAACAGCAGCGGGCTGAAAATGAAAAAACTCTGGTTCTAAAAGCTCTTGATGACGAGACGAAAGCTGTCCAGCAATCATATGAGGATCGCCACATCTCGCAATACCAATCAACGGACGAACTTGTTCAGCTCTCTGAAAAACGACTGCAGATCGAATTGGACTTCATCGAGAAGGCAAAAAATGCAGCACAAAATGCTGCTGGGTTGGAGATTGCAAAGCAAGCGCAGAAGAAACAGGACCAGGTCGACTACAGTCTGGCTGTTCAAGGCATTCAAAAGGATTTGGAAAGTAAGATAGAAGCATTGCGTCAACAAGGAGTTCTCGCTGAGCAGGAAGCCGAACAGAAGAAGTTGGAGTATTTTCGTCAAGCGCGGGCGATACAGCAGTCCGTCCTCAAAGCTGCGCTGGATGCCGACGAACAAGCCACAATAGATTATTTGAATGAGCTTCGTTTGCAATATCTCGGCTATACGAAGATGCTGCAAGAAATCGATTCGCGTCTCTACCAGACCAGGGAACAGATGCGTCAGAATGATATTAAGAAAGCTGCGAATGCGATCATCGAGAATAGCCATGCCATGTCCAAGGCATTGGATCAAGAAACAGCATCGCAAATCTCAGCATTCAACAGCATCGAGCAATTAGTGAATGAAAAAATAAAGCTGTTACAAATTGATCGAGAACGCATCGACGCTTTGCAAGAGATGAAGAAACTATCTCCTATTGAGGCTGATCTGCAGCGACTGAGTCTCTTGCAGAAGGAGCAACAGTTTTGGTCAGAGTTGTTGGACACCCAAAAAGAATCGCCTGTTATAGTCGCGCTCATCAAGGAGAAAATACTAGAGCTTGATACCTCAATGTACAAGCTCAAAGAGACCTCTCTTTCAATGGCTGCCCAATTTAAGAATGCGTTCGAGGGCATCACCGATATTATGTCGCTTTTCGGCGTCAAGGTCGGCAAGGTCATTCTCATGCTCCAGCAGATCCCAAAGGCCCTCGGCGGACTGGAGAAGATCGCGAGAGCTATTGGCGGCATGGTAAGCTTGAGCGCCTCCCCTGCAGCAGCAGCACAGCTCCAATGGACCGGGGCAACTGAGGCCATCAGCAACATCAAAACGCTTGGCGATACGGCGCAGGTCGCCAGTGGTGATGTTGGCATCTTCGGCTCTGTGCTCGGCTGGGCCTCGAAGCTCCTATCGATCTTCGGTGGTGGGTTGCAGGCGTTCGGGAGCAAGATCGGCTCGCTGCTGTCACAGGCGGGCGTGCCTGGCGCGGAATTGTTGGGGCAAGGCGCGGCGGGCGGCATGCTCGGATTCGGCATGGGGTCGATGTTTGGCGGGACAAGCGCGACTATTATCGGAGGCATCGGCGGGATGGTTGGAAATATGATTTTGCCAGGCATCGGCGGCGTCGTGGGCTCTATCATCGGCTCATTGGGAGGCAAGCTGTCCGATGTCATCTCGAACGCGATTTGGGATGGGAACAAGGCTGCGCAGATGGGCTCCATGGTTGGCACTATCCTACTCCCTGGCATCGGCACGCTCATCGGTGGCTTTATCGGCTCGCTCTTCGGCTCAACGCCGAAGGGGAAAATCGAGGCCAGTATCTATCCATTCAGCCGTAATGCCCTGCGCAGCGATTTCGAGGATGTCCCGGAGCCAGGCGTGAGGGTCGGGGACGTGCGAGCCTACGTCGGCGGCAATGTGTTGAAGAACAGCAAAGAGCAGGAACTTAAGCGGAGTCTCGCGGATGCGCTCAACAAGCTGTTCCACGGCATCGTTGAGAATGCCGTTCAGCTCATGACCATCTTACCGGAACGCCTCGGGGCCGAGCTTGATGCAGCCATGACGGTACTGGAAGAAACCGGACTTGAGATTGTTGACAAAAAGTGGAAAGGCGGCAAGGCGGGCAAGAAGCTGAAAAAGCGTATCCAGGGATTGGCAGATGAGGCCGTGTCGGATATTGTCGCCGCGCTGGGCTTTGGCGATCTCGACCTAAAGGCCCTCGGCGGCGGTGAGAAGGGCGATGCAGTCAAAGGCTTCGACGCGCTGATGACCTCGCTCTCTGTGATGTCTACATTGCTCAAGGATGCCGGGGCAAACATGGACGGTTACACAGGGACCCTGGCCGACTTCACGAAGATCACGGTCGATTATTTCAAACAATTCCAGCAGGAGGGCGAAGCCTTTACCGATACCGTGAAGCGCGTCGGCGAGGCGCTTCTAACAATCTCCGCGATGTCCTCTGCCATTGATGAGGCAGTGGCGAGCATCAGCACCGACACAGACGAGATCACGGCCAGCCTACGGCGTATGATGGATCGTGCGACTGAGAGTGTCACGAAGGCTGCCGATGCGCTGACCGTTAGCATTGAATCGGGGGACTCACCAGAGCAGATCGCAAAAGCCGCACAAGCCGCTGTGCAAGCGGTCTCCGACGCCTATCAGCAACAGGTGACGATTGCCTCCAGGCTGCATGACGCCGTGATGGCCATCAATAAAGAGTTGACGACGGCAGCGGAATTGTTCTTCACGATCTCCGCGGAACGAGGCGCGCTCAGTCCGTGGTCGGCAACCGCGATCACTGGTGAAGTCGGGGCCTACGTTACGTCTGCATCATCGTCTCCGGTCGATGTCGCCCGCCAACTCTGGCAGGAATTCGACGACGTGAACTCACGATTGGCGCTGTTCGGTTCGGCATTCAAGGCGTGGGGCTCGGATGTCACGACCTTCAACGCGACCCTGCCGCAACTCAAGTCCGCGTTCAATACGTTGATTCTCCAGATTCACGGCATGGCGTCGGCGGCGGAAGCAGTCTCAGCACTTCAAACCCTCTACCAGAACACCGAGGCGGGCTTTGCGGCGATCCGGCAGGCCACGGCAGCGGCGTTTCAAGCTGAACGCACCGCAGCCCAGCAAGCCTCTGACGCCAGGATCGCCGATCTGAATGCGGAGAAGCAGGCGATCCAGGACGCCTCCAATGCGAGGATCGACGCGCTAGAGACGGAGCGGAAGACCATCCAGGACAGCCTGAAGGTCCAGATCGATGCGCTCAATGACCAGAAGCGGGCGATTC